TTAATATATAAATAATTTTCTTGTTGATTATATTTAAAATTATTTAATTTTAAAATATCGAATCTATTTATAATATTAATTGGCGTATCGATTACAGAATAATTAATAGTTTTAAATTTCATTTCATCTGTAATCGGAATAGTTACAGAACCATAAGTTGCTTTTGAAGTATCAAGAGCAATACCATTTTTTACATTATATAAATTAATAGACGAAGAAAAATCTTTTAAATTTGTGCCATAAAAATAGTTATCGACATAAGATAATGTGCCAGATTCTTTTTTAAAGTATTCATTATTATATGTATCATCTAATAATTCATTATTATCTACTTTAAAGGAATTAATAAATAAATTACCGCCAAGATTTTTAGCTTTAGCTACTACTTTATAAACTTGCTCACTATTGCTATTGTTCACAAGGAGACCTTTGTTAACGACAGTAATGCCTGTCGTCGGTGCATCATTATCCACAAATTTTTCTATCGGAAAAACATATTTACCGTTATAAGTTTTATATGTAGAAAATAAAACAGATTCTGGATTTACTTCTGTTACAGATGTTGCTTTTAAATTATATTGAATATCTAAAGGTTTAAGATCTAATCCAAATTTTTTAAGATTAATATCGATCGAAACAGATTTATTACTGTTTAATAAAAATTGACTAATCTTTTGACGAGATTTTTTATAACCTAAAATATTAACGTCAGTCGAATCATTGTTATTAATAAGGTTAGAAGTTGTAACTTTTAAACTGTCAAAATAGCCAACACCTTGTTGATAATAATCGACAGGTTGATCCCACATATGAGGGAGATAATCCATTTTTTTAAATTGATTTTCCCAGAAAGTTAAATCCCAGACTTTTTCTCGCGCAATATCTTTATTAAGTTCGGAGATGTAATCATAAACTTTTTGATCTTTAACAATGTCATTAATATTAATATTGTTTAATTTATCGATATGAATATCTTTAAACGGAATGGCTGCATAAGCACTTAATAAGTTTTTAATTAAATATTTAAGACCATATTCAGTCGAATTAAATCGATGTTTATGAACATTTAAAATAGTATCGTCATCAAATAAAATATTATTATTCTTATTATTTTTAGTACGAAGAGCATCATATGTTCTATTAGATAAACTTAAATTGGATTCATTAGATAAGCGATCAATACCTGCAAACCATGCAAATTCATCGAAAATATTCCAAACCGATTCTTTTTTTATATTAGAAGTATAATGAAATTTATCGATGGAATATCCAATAGGTGTATCGTCTATTTCATTAATTTTAAAATAAAGATTCCCATTTTCATAATATGCATATTGATTTTCTTTATAAAATAAATTTAAATTTTTAGTAATTTTAAAACCATTATCTAAAATTAATTTATCTTTTAATTCACCGATAGTACAAACATAAATTTGACTAATAATCTGATCTTCCTTGCCAGCATAATTTACTAAGAAAAAATCTTTAGCATACAAATCTACTTCTTTATATACATCAGTTATTTCTTGGACAATAGACATTAATAAATGTCCACCAGTAGATTTATAAGGACGACGTCTAATTTGCATCCATTTAGGAAAATATTGGAGCGCCTTTATAAAATTTTTATTTGTAATTGCGTCCATATATTATACCTCAATCCAATTAATAACATCTAACAACATTTTAGATTTAATATCTTGCAATGTTTTTAAAGAAGTTACAGAAACTCCGTCAATAAATAATCCGTTAATATTGAAATAACTTACACCAGTTTCATTAATGCCAATTTTATTAATATGTCCAATATCTAAAAATTCTTTAGGCGGAATAGAATTAATATAATCAGCAATTTTCTTTTCTAAATTTTTCTTAATATCAGCTAAATTAGAATTTTCATTATTAATAGCAATACTTAATGTAACAGCTTTTAAAGCAGGAGTCACATACTCAATATATAGACTTGGACTTATAACATTTTTAAGCCGATCTTTTGCTTCTTCTAATGCTTGCTCTATTTTTTCGACAGTATATTCAGTCGGAATCACATAACAAATTGCTGTGCCAGTACCATATACCATAGGAACATATGTTACGTTGCTTGCATTTCTAAGATTTAACAATGCCGCGTCAATTGCAACAGTATTAGATTTTTCATTAATCAATGTCCAGTTTAATAAACGATATAATAAGTTTTGATCGCTTTCGCCTTCTCTTCGTTGAAAGCCACACATCTTAACCATATCGTCTAAATTTTGACCATTTAGTTTAGTGTAAATATGAGGATTCTTATTCGATTCAATATAATCATACGCATCACTGATTTCATTAGCAGTAGATAACATAAATAAATCAATAACAGACCCTCGTTCGATTGTATCTTTTACTTTATTTTGAAAAAAGTTTTTAATCGACTGATGTATTTGAGTTAAAGATTTCATATAGAATAACCTCTTAGCACATTATTAGTTTCTTTATTAATAATATCGATATGAATATCATGCCAAGATAATACCTGTCTGTCATTAACAGCTGGTGTTACTTTAACGTCATATTCATCAGAATCAACAAAAGATTTTACAATTTCTTTTATTTTTAATAAATTTGTTTTATCAAATTTATCTTTATGTCTATATTCAACAAGAGTAGATCCAAAATCACCGTAACCAGGGATTTCACCAAGTTCTGTTTTTAATTTAATCATTAATTGTTGAACAAAATAATCTTCATTATTTTGACATATTTTTAATGATTTAACGGCTTTATTAATATACGGATCTTCTTGATTTTGTATTTCAAATTTAATTTTAATTGGATTAATTGTAGGTTTAATTCTAGCAATTGTTTCGATAAAGAATTGTATTTTTAATTTTTTAGAAGCTTCTGCCACTGTAAATTGTATTTTTAAGGTATTAGATCGATTACTTTGTTCTAATACAATATCATCTCTATCTGTATTTAATAAAAAATCAATCATATATTTTCCTTTCTAAAATTTAAATTTACCGAGTGCAGATTTCGCTACTTTCCCTACATAACCACCAATTTTTTCAAGAGCTTTAGATGCTAATTTTTTAATTTGATCAGTAGCCCAAGTTTTAGCGCGATCTAAATGTTTTCTTGCCAACTCATTATATTTAGCCATGTATTTATTTACTTTTTCTAAGTTGCTACTTACATAGCTAACTTTAGATAATTGCAAATTCATATTAACTGTCTTAGCAAAGCCTCCCAGTTGAATATTATTTAATCGGCTAATAGCAGAATTAATTTGATCTTCATAATAAAGAGCTCTTGAGCTCAATGATTCATATTGTTTATTAGCTTGTTCTATATAACTATGAGCACGACCATATAAATCATCGATTTTCTTACCAGCTTGTTGTTGAGCTAAATTATAATATTTATTTTTAGCATATTTCAATTCTTCATCAAGCTGTTTATTAATATTAGTGGATAAATCTTGAATAACCTGATTAGCTAATTCTGGATTAGAATTTTTAATATGCTTATATGTTTTAATAATCGAAATAATTTCGGCGCGCTTATTAGCAATCGCTCCGGGAACAGCATCGACAGATTTTACATGTAATGTATTATAAATTCGATTAGTAATTTCTTTATCGAGAAAACGATCCATAGCCATATATGCTAGATCTCGTTTATCCACTAACTTTAAAAAATCTTTAGCATTAACATTTTTATTAATAGAAGGAAGACCGTCAAGATCTTTTTTGATATTGGCGGCCTTTTTTAAATCTTTATTTTTAATTGCTTCTATTAATTCTTTTTGTTTTTCTTTAAGCTTATTTCTTAAAGTATCATCTATTTTAATATTCTTATCATTAAGAATAGAATCTATTTTACTAACGCTACCATTATAATCTTGAGGTAGCTTAACGGAATTATATATTTTATTATATTCATCCGAAACTTTTTTACGAGTATTCTCGTTTACTTTATAAAGTATTTGATTATAGTTCATAGCGAATTCCTGTAAATATACCGTAATAAAAATCTACAAGTATATTACACGAGGTATACGCTATTTACCTAATTTTTCGTAATATGCTTGCGCATTTTTTAATAATAAATCATAAGCTTGTTCTGCTTGTTCAACAGAATTTTTTGCCGTAATATTTCCTTTTTCAATTTGTTTATTAAACGCTTCTAAAACCGTTTTCTTTTTAGCATCCAATATAGCTTTAAATTCATCGTATGTTTTATAATCCGAAACTTTCATTTCGTAAATATTATTATTAAGAATTTGCTGAGCTTTCGGGTCTGCATTTTGCAAAGCTTCTTTAGCCGATTTTTCTGTAATAGGAGAATTACCTGCTAACATAGATTTAGTAAATGGAGCAAAATCAGTTACTAGTTTTGTCGGATCCTTAATTTTTAAACCAGGTGCAATTTCTACTGCAGTAGTAGATTGACCAAATAACGGCATAAAAATTTCACGGCGGATTAAAACATATCGTCCCAAATTAGGTTCCCATGATTTAATGAGAACTGTGCCTCTAACCATAAAGTCGCCAATAATAGAATTAGGTTTATCTGGAAGTTCTCTAAAGTCAGCAAGTTCAATAATACGATTATTTAACTTATGACCATTAATAATAAGTTCATCGCAGTCCAAATAAATACGATTAGCTTTAATTCTATGTGTTTGAGAAATAGAACTAATAGAACCGCGATCTATACTAAATTTAGTATCGTTACCAATAGATAATCCGATAGCTTTACCAAATTTCATTACGATACTAGCAATACCACGCTTAATAGACCAATCGTTAGAACGATCTGGATGCTTAGATTCTTCTTCCATTTTAGTCGCATTAATTTTTAATCCGGCATATACTTTATTATTATCAATAGAAGAACCTTCATCTGTTTCGGCAATTAATTCCGATACATTTTTATCTAATTGTTCTATATTAACATTAGAAGATGTTTGATTAATTTTAGGTTTTTTATCTTCTGGCATTATGCAATCGAGCCTCCATTATCTTGATTATTTTCATCAGGAAAAATATCGCTCTTTAGTTCACTTTCTGCATATATTTGTGATCCGTAATCAGCAATCCATCTGCCAGTGATAACAGGGCGACTTCCGTATGCTTCTATTATAACAGAATCGCCTGCTTTTGGAAACCAATCATCAGGACTATTAGTTTGTACAGGCATAGAGGATTCAGTTTCTCGCTGCCCATTTTGATTAGTATAAATAACTACACAAGTGCAAGTTAAAGGGTCAGAACCAATAACTGACCCTTTTAACTTTGAAAAACCTCGATTCGTTATTTCCTGTCCAGCATAATTATCTTTAAATTTATTTTGAATAGACATTATTAAACTCCGGTACTAGGAATATTAACATTAATCATAAATGCTTTATCACCATTAGCGTCATAAGAAGCAAAATCTAATTCTTGATTTTGTTTCATAACGATTAATACTTGCTCTAAATTAGTAACACTTTCACCATGAGGAATTAATGTAAAGCCAAAACCAGAACCAGCATATATTTTATCGGTACCGAATAAATAACAACTTGCTAATGTGATATAATCATTCGATACTTTATTTATATATGTATTATGATCTGCCGTAATCTTATAACTTAACATAGATTCAGCTGTTACAATAATTTTTCTAAATGTGTTTAATGCAAATGGATGTAATAACGGAGCATCTAATACTTTATTGCCACTACCGTCTTTAGCTTTAAGACCGTTAACTATAACTGGTTTATTGGCGACTTGAACAGAAAACTGAACTAATTTAGAGCGTTCTTCATTATAAAGAGCACGTTCGTGTCGAATAACTAAGAATTTAAATTGTTTATATACATCAAATTCTGGACCAGGTACTGGAGTTAATGGATCAAATTGACCTTGAGCAATTTCATTTAAATCGTAAGGATGCATAAACATATTAGCTGTTAATTGAATTCGGTGCTTATCTTTATCCACGTCATTACCGTGTTCTGATTTATGTTTTAATCGTTTAATTAATTGTTCTACTGATCTAATAGAACTACCATTAAATAAAGTATCGATATAACCTTGAGTAGATAAATAATCATAATCAGATCCACCATGCGCATCTAACATGCCGTCAGCATTTTCTTGGAACTTCTGAATAGCATCGCCAGGACCGCCGCCTAATAACATATTAAGCATAAAGCTTCCGATACCTTTTGGTATATCACTTAATTCATCGCCAAATATACGATGATTAAATAAACTATCCATAGCATCTAAAACAGGTCCTCGTTTTCCCCAGTTAGGCGACAAATAAATTGTGCCGCTGTTACCAGAGAAATTAGGAATAAATGGTACACCACGTTTTAATAATGGAGTGACACAAAGTGTTTTATAGTTATCGATATAATTTTTAATCATGTCGCCCCATGTTCCTAACATATATGCTGCTAGGAATGTTACGACGTTACCACCTATTCTAGTACCGAAGGATAATCCTTTTTGTAATGCTCTAGCCCAAGGGCTCTTTGCTGTTAAGGATAATTTTTCTCCGACTTTACCAAACTGAATTATATTTCTATTAATTTCAGCGATACGTTCAGGTTTTAATGTAGCAAATCCTTTTTCTTTTTGAATTACTTCTAATACAGATGCGCCTTTTTTAGTATTACTAATGCCGGCTATTTTATCGATAACAGAATCTCGTTCAGCCATAGCACTTACGTATTTATTCATTAAAACTGCACGTTTATCATCGAATTCTTTTTCATAAATATATTTACCATATTTACTTAAAGCTTTACGTCTTGCTGTATTAGAATTTTCTACATTAATTACCTTACCATCAGCATCTTTAATTTCTTTAAGATCAGTATTCTTAGCATCTTCAGCAATCCTAGATTGAATATATTTATCTCGTAATTCTTTATAACCTTCAGTATCTTTTTCTAATCCGATACCAAGTTTTTTACCATTTTCTTCAATTTCTTTAAGAATATCTGTTTCATAAATGTCGGCAATTTGTTTTTGTAACTTAGCCGAATTTTCTTCGAAATCATTATATTCTTTAATGAAAGCTTTTAATTTTTCTTTTGTCGTTGCAACACTTTTACCAAAAGCTTCTTCAGCTTTTGCTTCGGCAGAAGATATATTAGGTGTACTTTCTAATATAGATTTTTCTTCTTTTAATTTGTCAGAAAGCGGACGCAATCTTTGAATATTTTCTAAGATAGATTTTTTTTCAGCTGGATCTGTTGCTGTTTCAAGCTTAGCAAATAAGTCATTAATTCGAGATTCATTTTTACCAAGAATACGATTTATTTTTGTAAGTCTTTCATTCGCAGCATTAATGTCGGCTAATCGTTTAGAATTTCTTATATTAATTACATTACTTAATTCATCGAGTTTTTTAATCGATGCTTCCGATAATGCAAATTTACTTTTTCTAAACATTGCCATCGCATCATTAGCTACAGATTTAACTAATAAAGAATGAGATAAATTATGTAATGTTATAGCATATACTGAATATCTAAATAAAGTGGATAAGATAGAAGTATTAACAATTCTAGTAGTTTGATCATTAAGCGGATCGACAATTGCATCTGGCGTAATTGTTGTAACAAAGCCAGATTGTACAGATAAAGTATGAACTACTTCTCGAACTTTAGCTTGACCTGTCATACTAGAAGGACCGTCATTAATTGAAATTCTATCATGAGGTTTAACTGATGGATCACCGTATACAACTAAATTGCCCATATAAATTTGTTCGACAGATTTTTTAAGACGGGATAATGTCATGTTTCTTGCTGTAATAGCATGATTATGTTCATCGCCACCAAATCCATCTGGAGCAAAATTAGATACTGCCCAAGTTCCTAGTCGTTTTACACCAAGTTCTAATGCAGAACCAGCTAGTCCTAAAACAGTAGAACCTATTGCCGCACCTCCTGCAACACCGATAGAACCACCTGCGGCACCTAAATATCCGCCAGCTACGCCACCAATTGTAGCTCCAGCCGCACCAGTTACAGTTGCATAATTATCTAAAGAACCGATTTCACTATCAATCCCAAAAGTATTATCAGAAGATGTTTGTAATTGTGAACGTCCATATAACCAAGTATCGACTACCATAGAACGTTGATATTCTGGATAAATATCTCGGTCGAAATAAATATCAGGCGTCGATTTTTTTACATCTTCGAATTGATATAATCCTTTGGCAACAGTTCCAACTTTATTGACATTGGTTTGAATTTGATTGCTAATGATATCATGATCAGACCAATACATATGAATTTGTTCATACGGTTTCCTTCTTTCTATTACGCTATAATTATTATTACGTTTTATATATTTATAAGCATAATACCAATTAGGCTTACCTAAAAATACTGTACTTCTAAATCCGAAAGGAGCAATAGCGCCAATATATGTCGGTTCAGCACTAGCAGAGAACTGTAGAATATCCCATACTGTTCTACCTTGTGTTTTAATATCGATAAATTGATGACCAAATTTTTCGCCAAGATTAAACATATTTAAAACTTGACTAAATGTAGATTGATCACCTTGCCCATATGTTGTATTTTCTTTTTCTAGTGTTAATCCGCTATCTGCATAATTCTTATTATAATAATGCGCAGAACCATCATTAGTTACTTCATAAATATTTTGTACTGGTTCACCATTAATAAATATATCGTTAAAATATACATCACCAAAATGATATATGCCGAATGGATTACTCGAGAATATTCTGGATAATATATTCCAATTCTTTTCTCTTGTATATTTACCGATACTATTATTATCGTTACAAGTCATAAAAGAACTAATTAATACTCTAGGGCTAACGCCACCAAAAGATTTCCCGTAGGGAGAATCTTGTAAATAGAATATTCCGCGATTTTTAATTCGATCGCCGAAATTATCTTCACGAATTGGATTAGATAATTCAATACCATCACTTTGAGCGATAACATTGACTACATCATCACCTTCAATCGAAGTAATTGTGCCGTTAAACATCGATGGCAATTTGGATGCATCAGCACCATAACCAATACGTAGATGAACCCTAGCACCTGCAACTAATTTAATCGATGCTCTTTCTGGAATTAATGCCTGTTTCTCACTAGCTTTTCTCACGTATGTTCTAGGATTAAAAATAGATTCATATAAATTTTTAATACCGGCTACACCATTTTGTATTTGCGTAACAAAATTATCGTCGTCGCCATCATTATCATATTCTTGTAAAATATTTTGATAAAGATTATTTAATTGAATAATAGCAGTATCAGCTGCAATATTTTTAGATTTAACTACTTGAATAGAAGATATAGCATTAGTACTATAAAAACTATCGTGCATTTTCCAGAATCCAGATGTTAATCCTTCATCAATAAATGCCATATAGAAGGTAGGGAAACCTCTAAGCATTCGACCACGGACATCTGTTTTAATCATATCTAAGAACATATCTCGAACACGTCGAGCTAATGATTCAGGAGAATTAGAATTTTCCTCTAATTCTAGTTGTTGCATATATTCTTGAGAAATTTGAGCAATTGGATTACTGCCAGAAATATCGATACCAAGTTCTTCTACTTTATCCACTAGTTGAGCTGGAATTAAAGATAATAATAATTTTCTTAAAGCAGATTCTTCTTGTGTAAGTGGAGCTGCTACAGTTAAATTAGGAGTTAATACTTTATGAGTTAAAGCATTTAATGCATTATAATCACGTTTAGTAATACTATCAATAATACCTTGATTTTTAGACATTAAAGCCAATAAAGTACCGACAAATAATTTGCCACGTAAATATTTATCTTGATTGTCTTTAACGAAATTCTTTAATGTGTCGATATTTTTTTGTTGTACATTAGTAGCTAATTTCATATCCTTCATGAACTGATAGGCCGAAGCTTCACTCGTTGCATTTTGGAACATAATATCAGTCATGTAATTAGGGTAAATATCATTTTTAATTAGCACGCATAACCAGAATAAAATATTACGCAAGAAAGCATTCTTAGCATAATTGTAATCAGTCATACAATTACGCATATACTGAATTGTTTCTTTATAATCAGAAGTTTGATAATAAGGATCGATAAAATAATAATGGTCAGAATCTAAAAATGTTTTTTTATCGTCAATGAATTTTTTACGACGTTTAACATAATCAATATTTGATGCATGCAATAAACGATTCTTTTCAAATTCATCTTTAGTAAAACAAGAAATTCTAAATGGTCCCATTTGGATAAGAGAACCATATTTATAAAAACTATCGATATTATCTTTATCGACAAAATAATTAATATTATTTTCTGTATAAATAGAAGGTGCTAAATATTTAGATACATCATTGTATTTTTTATCGGTAAGCTTTTTAGTATTTTCTTGGTCGATTTCTTTTTCGATACGACGATTTTCTGCGCCACTCGTAATTGTTACTTGATCGACTCTTTGATTACCAGTAGTTATAGTACTATTAACAGTATTAGTTAAAAATGATTTAATTTTATTAAAAGCATCGTTATTTTCTGGATCATATTCTTCTTCGATACCAGAATAAATACCGGCTAATGCAAAACTATTTAACATAGTATTAATGTTATTGCGCCAAGAATCTAAATCATTTTGAACAACTTTTGTTTCGACAAACAAATTATAAAATTGTTGTCTTAAAGATGCTTCGCTATCTTTATCTTCGATAGCTGTTTTACTTAAATAATCTAATATTTTATCGGCAACAGTATGGAAATTATCGATAGAATCAACAAGAACAGATTTTAAAGCATTGTCAGCTTTATTATCACCAAGTTCTTTTATCTTAGCTTGTGTATCTTTTTGAGCTTGTTCTAATTTTCCGTTTTTATCTCGGCTATAATCAAGTGCGCTTCCACCATAATTATCCACTTCAGGATCTTTTGGATCATTAGGATTATTAGGTTTAATATTTTTAGCCTTATCTAAATCTGTCTTAGCTTTTTCTAATATATCTTTATTAGATTTTAAATTATTATATAACCAAGAATAATATGGTTCCATAAAAGTAACGCCAATAGATTTGCCAACTTTCCATTGACCGTTAAGCATACCAGATTTAACTAATTTAGTGCGAACTTCATTTTCTTCTTTTTTTAGATCACTGATCTTAGTATCAAGTTCCTTTAATTGTTCGACAGTTTTCATAAAGTCTGGTGACTTTTGGTCGACAATCATACCAGGAAGCATACCATAATCAACACGCAAGCCTTCAGAATCTTTAGAGATTAATTCAGTATAACTAGCAGTTTCTGCAGACTTATCACCGTCGGCTTTTTTCTTAAAAGCTTTTAGTAATGTCGAATCAGAAAGGACCATATCTCTTAATAATTCAGAGAATAATGTTTCTTGATAACAATAATAGAAATCTGGATCGACAAATACTTGATCTCTCGGATTCTTATAACGAATGAATTCAAACCCTTCTTTACCAAGTTCATCAATTGTCGGTAACTCTAAATCTGGATATAATTCAGCTTTAGCTAAATTAGAATCAATTTGGAAATAGCTTAATACAGATTCTTCTGCTCGTTTTTCTGTTGCACGTTCACTCGCATCTTTTGTCAATTCAAATTGTTTATATACAGCAAAACGATTGCGAATAGTTCTATCTGTTTGTTTTAACGTTACATTAATTTGGAATAATCCAGGATAATTTTCAACACTGCTTATCGCAACCTGCTCAATAATAACCTCATGAATACCGAGAAGTTTAGTAAATTCAGATTCAATTCTAAATGGATAACTAGGTAATGCATTAGGATATTGCTTTTTAAAATAAGAAATAATCTTTGGTATCTTATCGAATGCATCGATTATTTCTTTATCACTTGTTAATATTGAGAACGTTACATTTGCATCTTGTCCACCCATATACTGAGGCGCTTGACCATGATATGTATTTAATGTCATATTAGCAAATGTATTATTAAAATTAGCAGTAATTCCTTGTACCAATACATCTTCTAAATATAATTTATAATCAATCGATGTAATACGCTCAAATTCAGAATCTTCATATTCTTCGTAAGTTTGTTCATTACCAGAATTAGCAGTATATGCATCAGTACTATTAGATTGATTAGCATGTTGAGATGCACAATATTCTAAGAATTTAGAATCTTTATCCATACGATAAAATTCTAATTTAATTTTATTGCCATCTAATTTTGCAATAATTTTTATTTTAAATTGATTATGAGTAAAGATGGAATCATATATATCAGTATTAATTGGATTTTGCGTTAGCCCATTTGGATTTGTATTCTTAGCTGTTGTCGACATATTATTACTATTTGCATTACTTAATGTCGATGCAAATTGTTGTCTTAATAATGTTGTTTCAGAATAAGAATTATATAATACAGATGGAGTAATTGTTAAAACAATTTGATCAGCATATGGATTATCTAAATCATCGACTGGTTTTATTTGACCGCCAGACAATAAATTCGGAACAAAATTATCGGCAGCATTTAAAACTTGACCGACAGTATATTTAGCTTCGGTAACATTATATGTAGCTGGGATATTAAAATTATTCAAATATTTAACTAGTTCTTGACCTACTTCAGCCATTTGACTAAGCTTATTGTCAACTGTTAAAGTTTTAGATTTTAATGTATTAGATATTTGAGTGCCATATAATAACTTATAAATATTATCGGCTTGTTCAAATAAATCTTTATCTTTACTAGATGGTCTATAATAATTAGGAACTTTTTTATTAGTACGTGGATAAGATTGACGAACCTTTTCCATTTTAACTAATTTCCCCTCATCAGGAATATAAATATTAATGCGAGGATTTAATGTATCGACTGGCATTAAAGCAGTTCGGTTTGCAAAAAGAGTTCGTTTCATAAACTCTTTTGACATTATTGTGAACTTCTTATCATGCAATTCATTACCAAGTTGTAATGGTTTTTGATAATACCAACGTAATAAATCGTAATTGATTGTAGTAGCAAACATATTACGGTAAGGTTCATCAAAGCTTTGAGAAAAATCTCGCCATTTAGGAACTTGAGGCATGAATACTTGATAGTCAAATTCTTTTAAAAGTAACGTAACTTTTAATAATTTAGGATAATTAGGAACAGTAGCAACTGCCATCGATTCAAAACAAATAGCATCGATGTCTAATACATTATTAATATATTCATTTTCAATTGGCATATATGGAGCAAAATGAAATTCAGAAAGAAGTGCTCTAAAACCATTCATATGATAAACTACTTCTTTACCACGAGAAGATGTATTAGTTTTCCATTTTACAGATTGACCATTAATACCACGATCATCATTAAAATATAATTCGAGCTGAAGAAAACGTTCAGGTTTTGCATTTTCTATATTAGCAGAACCCTTAGCACGCATTAATGGAACTGAATTTGTATAAGCTTGCGTTACTGTTTTAATCGAAATAGGTGGTACAAATAATGTAACATCACCAATAGTACATGTCCAATCTTTTAAAGATTGCAAATTTTTAGTTATGTTATTAGTTTGGAATGCAGCATTTTGAATTTCATGTCGATTATCTAATTGACTTTTAACATTCCAATATGCATCGGCATAAGCCATTTTATCAAACTGATAAGACCAAGGTTTCATATTCGGATTAGTAAAATCTGAATATTTTAAAATAGACATGCTAGGATTATTAGCAATAATATATTTATTTAAATTAATCCATTGTCCATTATGTTTAACATATACGACTGCTAAATTACGACGATAATGCTCAAGACCATACATATTAATACCAGTTTCTTGGTATATAGTAGGATCTTGATTAGATATAGCTTTTTGAACAGAATTTAAAAAGTTAGCTAATAAATCATCGCCATTAAATTGTAAAAAGTTCTTAGGATACTGAGTTGTTTGATCTTGTTTGGATGAACCATTAATATCGATTACGACTTTAATTTCTTCTGCTTTTTTAATCATATCTACTACTTGAGTAGCTGCTCTATAAGCAGTGGATAAAGTAGAAGAGTTGGTGCCGTCGGCCATTAATCCAAATACAGGTTGTCTACCATTCAAATATGTAATATCGACATTATTAAATCGTTTATTAGTTAACTCAGTATTTACCTGAATCCACTTATTATCAAATTCGCCGATTTGAGCAATAGTACATTCATCGGTATCTTTAACAGATTCCCATGTCGAAGCTCTTAAATTATTATTTGTCATTTTATTTTTAACGACAAATGCTTTATATTTATTCACAGCTTCGCCATAAGTAGTTTTAATTACATCAGTAGCGTATACAATAGACCAGTGATAAACTTCTGGTGCATCATAAAATAAAAAACGAAAACCCATATCGTAATCTATGCTGTAGTTTTCATCTTTAACTTTATTCGCATCATATACGTCTTCAGTATTAGTTTTTTGATTAGCAAGCCATGCTCGCATATTTTGTTGACCACGAGTTAAAAATTCTAATAACTCTGGATCGCTTACTTTAGCTTTTCTTAAATCAGCATATAAAGTATCGCCATCGACAAAACCAGCATGCATGTCTTCTTCATTAATTCTAAAAGCAGATGATGGCAAACTTACCATTGCCAAACCTCTAGCTTTATCTATACCAGTATTTTCTAATGGCGGATTTTCTTTATAAAATAAAGCTTGTTCTTCTTTATTTTTAAACTTTTTCGCCATTTCTTGGTATACACGCATATCAAGAGTTCCTTCTTCAAAATCAGAAAGCTCTGGTAAGCTCATATGCGTATCATTAACCATTGCGTCAAACGCTTCTTTAGAACCTTTTTTCGGCTCTGGATTTTTCACCTGAGAAGAGGAAGTAGCCGAGGACGTATCCTCGGCTTTATTATTTCCTACAGGCGTTTGTTTATTATCTTCCGCCATTAGTTATTCCTTTAATTAAAAGATATTATCTAAATAATTAGCGATATCATTTGCATTCATATCTTCATATTTAGATGTAGTTCTTGTAGTAACTGTAATATTATTGCCAGCATTTAACATTGTCGGCATAGAATTTAATGCAGCAACTGCAGATTGAGGATCTTGATTAGTAGAAGTTGCTACATTGATTATATAACCACCATTAGCAGAACCTTGTTGAGGTTGTACCATTCTTAAAGAAGTGTTACCTTGTTGTGCTTGTTGAATAGCACTATTATCAACATCAGGCACTGGAGATTGAGATCCATAACCTGCAGCAAGAATAGAAGCACCTGCACCAGCTACCATCATTAATAAATTTCTGGAACGTGCATTTCTCATTTTATTCAAAGAACTAAAAGCGTCGCTACGTAATTTAGCTGTACGTTCTGCCATACCTTTATTCATAAGCTGTTCTGTATGAGAAATATCGTCGACAGTTTTTTCCATTACTTGTTGTGCCGGGCTATTTGCTTTTTCTTGCATAGCAATCATTTCATTGTTAGCATTAACAGCTCTAGCAACTTCATTTCTAGTTTTTTCTTGATCTTGTTCAACAAATGTTGGCATTTCATTTAACTGCAAAGATTTAAATGCGCCGCCAGAGAATTTATATCCTTTTGCCTCTGCTTGATCAGCCATTCTATGGAAACTAGTTACAAATGCATTATCAAAATATTCTTGAGCTCTTGCAGATTTATCCACTACAGATTCATTTACCGCAATATCGTTAAGAATTTGAGTTTCATTACCATGCAATTTATAGAATGATTCAGCAGCATCTTTAGCGTATCCTGCATCGACAATTTTTTGACCAATTTCTCGGAAGTCATCATTAGATTTAGCTTCGTCAAACAATTGATTAAAGAATTGACCGAATTCGATATTTTTACTAAGAGCTTCTGTCGAATTATTCTTAGAGGACAAACGAGCTTCATTTATAGCTGTTATTGACATCGTAACAAAATGACGCATATCCATCTTAATGCTAGGAGATAAGTTTACAGATTCATTAAGTCCGATATCGGTAGCAAATACAGATAAATTTTTATTTATATTATATGTTTCACCAGCGAATCCAGACATAATTTGACGAATCATAGTATTACCATCAGATTCTTTTTTGATAACAAAATCATCCAATGTTTTATTCGTATCACCATATTCATTAGCTAATACCATATCATGAGAATATGAGCGTCCTAATTTTGCAGAATGAACTGCTAATAATTTTTGATTAGTTTTATCAGATGCATCGATTAAACCTTCGTTTAACCTAATAGTATTTAATTTATCACCGTCATAATCTAATTTCATTAATTTAGCTAATTGACGGTTAGCTTGAATAACACCATCTTCTAAACTATCATCTAGATATATTTTACCATAATTTATAGATTCTGGATAGTCGAGTGGATAACGAGCAAAGCCTATTGTTTCGCCTTTTTGTTTGAGTCGTTCAATAGTTTTTATTCGTTCTTCTTGAGACATATTGTCACGAAGAATTCCGAGTTTTTCAAAATGACTAATGCCAGCTGTAGCAAATAATGTAGCGCCGCCAGCTTCTCTAACTTCTTTAATTGTTTTGCCTAAAAACATTTCTTTATCATCAAAAGAACTTTCAAAATCAAATAAGTTAGTTGCACTAGCAGCCAATGCTTTAGGACCTAAAGTATAAGAACTTAAAACACCTTTAGTTAAATCAGATTTTTTAACTGCTGTAGCTTTCATTGTATTATACAATTCTTGTTTATTTTCAGCTACTCTATTTAATAAAGTATTAATTCTTTCTTTATTATCAGAAGCAGTGTCGGCAATAGTATATTGACTAATTTCTTCGATATCTCTTGTAATAGATCCGATAAGTTGTTTTGTCTTAGGTGAATAATCATAACGTGGGATTACTAAAGAAATATTTTTCTTTTCGCCAGATCCTGTATCTACAGTAGCAGATATTTTGCCAGGAATATAATTATCACCAGAACCTAAGTTATCTAAGAATTCTTCGAATGTATGAGTCTTATTAATTTCACGTTTAGCGATTTTATATGCTTCTCTAGAATTATCTCGTCTAGCATTAAATTGGCCTTCAGATTCTAGCACGGCTAATTGACTCAATCTAGAGGCTTCCGCTTTTATGAACTCTTTAGTAACATGTTGTCCTTTAGCATTATATTCTTTATATATAGCTTCTTCAATAGAACCTTTAGTAAAATCATTAGCCGATGCTATTAATTGAGATTCTTTTTTCTCAGTTGTTAAATATTTAACTTGCTTAGCATTATCAAGTATCTTATCGCCATAACGATAATATTCAGAACCGCTCTTAACAGTATCTTCATAATCTTTAGCAAAAATTTGTGGGAACATTTCGCTTAACTTTTTAAAGTCATCGACATGTAAACTTTGTTTACCAAGATTACCTTTAACTTCAGAAGCGTTAAATGAAGGAGTAAATACTTGATCTAAATAATCGTTACCAAAAATATTAACATGGAATTGATCAATATCACCAGTTTTATAGGTAACTGCTTTTTTAATATCGCCAAATTTACGTTTAATTTCACCAGCAAATACTTGATCGTCTAATTCTTTTACGACATCTTCTAATGTTCTTTCGCTACCTCTAGTAGAACGAATACCTAAAATTTTATCGTAAACTACTAAAGATTTAGTTTTTTCATCTAATACTATTTCAGTACCATTAGCTAATTCAAATGTTTGATTATCATTTAAATGCTTAGCTAGATTCTTATAAAGCGATTCTTTTTCACTTTCGCTTTTGCCATCCATTATTTGCGTAAATATTTTATTTAATGCATCGATAACACTTTTACGCTTAACTGTTTCAGATACACCACTAATTGTATCGATTTTTTTACCAGTAGATTGTTCAAATACTTTTGCTACAAAGTTTCTTTCATTAAGAACGGCATTAGTAGCATTTTCCATTGAACCATATATATTAATTAATTCTTTTTTAAATTTAGTAAATGCTTTATTAGCATTACCTTTACTAGCATCATGGAAATACTCAACTTCTTTTGTTCTTCCGTTCATAAAGTTAAGCATAAATTCTAAACTAATATGTTTTTCAGTTAATTTATTAAATCCATATTTTTGAGCTAATGATTTTAATCGTTTATCGGCTTCGCCAAATCTTAACGCTGTATTTACAGTTTGATGTTTGTCTGTACCCTTAAAAATCTTAACTGAATTATCTTCGATAGCTTTATAAACTAAATGTGTTTCGATACCAAGACGTTGACCTTTTTTAATTATATGTGTACCAAGATCAATATCTTCTTTAGCAACACCCATACGAAGTGAATCAATAATTTTAGATACTTCTTCAGGTCTATTATTTGGGCCTAATGATTCTAATATTTTAGTCGTTTGACTTTTATCTAATACATTACCTTTATTATCGATTAGATATACCTTGCCATACATATCTGTTTTGGCACGTTTTACTGTCGAACCAAATTCAGAATTCAAGTCATTTTCATATAATATATCGCCACGTTTTACGATTAAAGATTCTGGATCTCTAAACATAAGTTTACCAGTTTCTTTATCGTATTCAAAAGGCATTATACGTTGACCTTTTATATCGTTAATAACTTTTGTAGATCCAAGATTAACATTATAATTACCACGAGATTGTAATGAAGATTTAGTTATATCATGGAATTCAGCTGTTGTAACTGCAGAACCTTCGACAAGTCCGCTTAACCTACGTTTTAAAATAACAGGTAAATCAGAAGCTGCACCATCTGTAAGATTTGTTTTGTATTCTTTTTCTAATAATTCGGCATATTTATTAGATAACTTATTAATAAAATTAAAATCTTTGTCGTCATGATAAGATATTGTTAGATTATTAGCATTAAGAGTATACGCTTTATTCACATGCTTATAATTAATTGGATTAGAGCTTTTATTATATTCATCTAAAGAAGAACCATATAGTTTAGCTGTTTCTTCTGCTTGTGCAATATTTAATTTAGCAGATTGTTGTAATGATTGTTGATATGAACGAGCTAAATCTGGAGTAGCAGTAGCATTAGTAGCGATCATTGTATTATCAACATTTGATCCTTCTAAAGCAAAAGCTAAACGTTTAGAATTTAATTTCATTGGTGTCGATGTATTAATAGCAAATTTATTGTTGCCATCAATTAATACATTTTCACTATATTTTAATCCGATTTTTTCATCGTAAAAATCTAATGTAATACCTGTTGTATTTATATCAGACATTAACATAGAAGAATTATCAGCAATAAAATTACGTAACGCTGCTGCATGTTGAGGCTTAACATGACCAGATTTTAATTCATTAGCAATTTCTTGTAATTCTTCATAAGAATTATATTTAAAATATTTTTTTAAATCAGCATCTTTAATATATCCATTATCATACCACTTCATTAAATTAGATTGTATATCACTTAAATTAACTGAAGCATTATATTGCGCATGTGCCGGATGATTTTTATTTAATCCAACAGCATTAATACCAGATATATCTTTTTTGCTTAACTTGCCAGTAGTCGGATCTAAGTAATATGTTTCTTTCATACGTTTACTAATTGTACGATAAGAATCATATAACATTTCACCAGCATTCTTATTATGATCATCTTTAAATGCTTTACCAATTAATATAGGTAATCTATTAAATTCTTCTAAAGATTGAATCGATATTTGTTTGACGCCATTAGCATTAATAGAAACACTAGTACCAATACCGTAAGACATGCCGCCAATTTGGTTAATAACTTGACCGTTACCATTAACTTCTAACTTAGGTATAAATTTACCAATGTTATGTGTTATATTGCCATTACCGACAAGAACACCGTCACGATTAATAATAAGATTATTATCCTTACCTAATGCATGTACTGTACTATATGCAGCTAAACGAAGTGATTCTACTGCCATAGAATAAGTAGATTGACCAGCTTTTTTAGTTCCTAAGGAGTGAATAAAGTCTTCTTCTGTAACGCCGCCTAGCATATACCTAAATAATTTCTCGGCCTGTTCAGTTTTAGAAATAACTGTAGCATCGGCTGCATTTTTAGCTGCGCTTCGAATTATATTTACATTTAAATCTGAATTAAGTAATTCTTTTCCCGGTACAATTCCATATGTTTTAAACGATAAATCTTTTGGATTAACCTGTTTATATGCATTAACAGATTCTAATAATAATTCTGACATTTCCTTTGTCGTAGCTGTTGAAGAATCTAAAATAACTTGCATTTTTCTACTTAATCCAAATTCAGAAAATGCTGGATTATATTTTTCTAATCCTTTAGCTAAAGTAACATAAGCCTGTCTTAAATCACTTTGTAATACTGGCTTATTACCAGATTGAATAGAATTACGAATTGCTTTATCAATTGTATCGATAGCAATTTGTTTATTATCTGGATTAGTGTCAATACTAAATACTCGATTATTTTTATAATTTTTAGAACCAAGTAATGTGCCCATCATAGATGGTGTTACTGCGAATCTAGTTCCATATGTATCGGCATAATCAGAAGCTATTTCTTTATATTTACCGAATGCTTGTTGTAACACATAGCTAAATTGTTTTTCAGTTTCTGGCGTCATTTGATTTAAATCAGTAAAACCAGTTGCTTTAGATACTTCAGAAATAATTGTATTAAAATCATTAGGGTTAATTGCTTCAATTTCTTGACGAATAGCATCAAAGGATCCGAGATAATTATCTTGCATTCCATAGCGAGCTTTAGCAACAATGTTATCAAGAACTTTTAATTCTTTATCTCCAAAAATACCGCCACCTTGACCGACTTTATATGTCGACGCAGCTTTAGCAGCACTATGACCATATTCCATCATATCTTTTAAAAGACTAGTAGCTTGTTTCCTTTTTTCAAGATTAGGAAAATATTTCATTAAATTATTTACGATAATACCTTCACGTTTAAACGTAGCAGTATCTAATTTATCGTAAACATTAGAAGCCATTAACCTTTGATTAGAATATTCTTCAATTTGAGCCAATTGATCTTCTACAGTATTTAAAGCTTTTACACCTGTATGGCGTAATGCTTTATTAATACCTTCTTGATGCGGAATAAATTGATCATTAGATTGATATCCTAAAACAGAAAAATGATCCATTATCATAGACGATAAATTATCGGCATCACCTATAATAATTTTTTGAGGTCCTTCACCATTAGCTTGTCGTAATACCATTGCTTGTAAATTATGAACGCCTCTAATTTGTAAATCATGAGCATGTTCATAAACAAAGCGACTAAATTTATCGCGACGATTTAAATTAATAATTTTTTCTACTTCATAAGAACTACCAGCAACAATAGGAGATCCACTATATGAACGATAATGTTCACCTTTTTCATCGAAACGAGCAAAAATTTTAGGAATATTATATTGATTGCCATCTTTTTCAATCATGAAAATATTTTGATTTCCCCACAAAGAAGAAGTATTAAATAATTTAGTTCCCTCTGAAATATTTTCATAACCTAAACGAGATCCGCCAATAATTTCATTTGCATGATTAATTAATTGTTGGAATTCTTTTTTATTATTAATTTGTTTAAGAGCTTCAATATCGGCAGAAGCATCATGGGCTTGAGATACATCAATACCTAACATACGACCAAATGTTTCTTGACGATATTGACCTTGACCAGCTAAATAATATTTTCCGCCAAGTTTCTTTTTATTAGAATCGATATCAGCATTCATAATTAAATCTTTATATGCTTGATTCATAGAAGACGGATTAATTCTATATGCTTCTTTTAGCGTAGCATATGGATCATAATGATTTATATCATACAATAAATTAGTGAGACGTTGTTTTCTCGCCATAGAAAAACTATCGCTATTATTAATAGTAGTACTTAACACGCCTCGGTCAAATGCTAAACCATTATATGTAACTAAAGTTGTATTAGCGTTAACATATTTTTCTAAATCTTCGGCAATAGCAGTAGCTCCAGTTGTACCCATTTTGCGCAAATGATGGATACCTTCGATAGCTAATGTATACTTATCATCACCGCTACCAAGAACTTGCATAGCCGTAACATTTTTGCCGGCACCAATAATATTTTTATTTTTACCGATACGAGCAAAAGTATCGAATGCTACTTGTTCTTGTCTAGTTGCTGTTTCATATTTAAAGGCGCCTTTATTAAATTTCCTTAAAAAGAAATCTGCATCAGAATCAGAAATACCAGAATATGTATTTGTAATACTTCCGTCAATAGAATGCCCAGCCGTAAACTGCCAAATTATATCATTTGTTCTATAGCCATCGCGACCGACTACAGAAGGGATTGTTTCTATATCGAAAGTATAATCATTATTTCCGATTTGGTGAAGTTGTCGCTCCGAAAATTTCAGAGCGACTCCACCACTGGTAGCAGTATCTATAAGCATATCAGTATGTTTACGTCTATTTAACGATACGCCATTAAGTAATTCAATTAATTTAGACTCAAAAATAGGAATCGGTACATTGAATTCTCCAGCACCTCTTACTTTAATTGAGTTAATTAAATTTAAATTGCTATCCATATATTATTTTACCTTTTAAAAAATTGATAGAGCTTTATCTATTTTATAACCTATTACAGCAGTTACATTATTAAATACATCGATAATACCATCATTAGAAGTTTCATTAACTTTAATTTGTCTATCAGATAAAGCTAAACCGTTCATAATAGTATTGAGTTTAGCTCTAACTGTAATTGGATCATCACCGTCTTTTATGCCCTCAATATTTGGTGCATTAATAACATTTTCATCTTCGTATACCGAAGAATAAATTCCGTAATCTGCATAAGTCATACCCTCATTATATATTACTTTCGCCTTTATGTCTTCCATGTTAGAAGATGCAGACCAACCTTCCCATAAAGGACCAGGTAAATTATGATTTAGGAAGTAAGATTCATTAGATTCAACTTCAGTATCTTCTTGATACCAAACTAATTTTAAAGCTTTTGCTAATGAAGGAGAGACATTACGTAAAATTTCACGACGTTGTTTTTCACTAGTAACTTTAGCAAATTCAATAAAATATTCTTTTTCTGTTGAAGGTAATGCACGTATAATATCAGAATATTCACTATTTTTATTTAAAGCATATACAGTAGATTCAGCAACTTGATGATACATAATAGCTTGTTCTGTATATTCGCCAGCAGCCAATGTTGTCATATCGTCGCTTAAACGCCCAAATCGTTTGTTTATCCACTGCACCATAGGATCATTAGAAGGAGTACCAGAAGTTAATACAGAACTCATCATATCTGTAATAGAAACTTCGCCATCCATTTCGGCGCGCAAAGCTTCTTGTCGTAAATATAATTTATCGACATCGACGCCTTCTTCTTTTAAGGCTTTATCTTTAGCGGCTTCATATAATCCTATATATTTAATATAGCGCAAACGATCGAAGTAATCTTCTGTATCCCAACGTTTTAATACTTCGTCAGGAGTATATACTCTATTAATGCCTAAAGCATCAGTTAACGGATTGTTTTTAACTAATGAAATACCTAAACCGACACCAGCAAAAGCTGCGACTTGAGCCGCTCTACCGATCTTAGTTTTTCTAATACTCTCTAGTATATCACCAGCCAAGCCTTTTGCATTAACCGCTGAATTACCTAAGAATGCTTCGCCAATTCCTTCACCCAATGTAGTATTTAAATTAGGGAATAAATTAATATACTTTAATGAATCATAACCAAAACGACCCCAAGCATATGCTGCATACATAGGATCATCTGTCGAAGTGTATAAAGCAAATGTATTACCTATGCCGCGACCTAACTTAGATAAACGATCTCGATATTTAGAAGAATTACCGCCCATAAATGTAAAACGTCCGGCAATTTCGCCAGCTAATGCCGGTCCATCTAAATATGTCGAAGCAAATTTTAAAGCGCCACGTTGGAATTTACTTGCTTGAATAGCACGACTATCAATAGCTGTATATAAACGATATGTCGTATCGGCAATCATATCTCTTATAAAGCTTGTTTTACTTTGTTCTAATGTCGGTAAGATATAAGAACCTAACATATCGTCCCAAGATTCAAATCCTGCGCCGTATAATTGATCGCTACGATATTCTTCTAGTGGACTATTTATACGCATTAATTGAGAATGCAAAATCGGAATTTGAGCATGAGCTAATAATTCGGCACCTGAACCGAATAATCTTCCGATTAATCCATAATTAGCGTAAGCTCCAGCAGCCGAAGTATCTTCCATATCATAATCGGCTAAACCCATATTTCGCAAGCTATCAGAAATATTTTCGCCGTTTAAAAACATAGCAGCTTTAATAGGAGCTTCTGTCATACCAGGCACATCACTTCGCTCTTCATCATCGATACGTAACGTTACATGTTCGCCTGGTTGAATTACTTGAAGTAATTGTTGTTTAGACATAAAGCCATTGTCTTTAAATTTAACACCGGCGATTTGATATAAACGATCATCGCCAGTAATTTTAAATTTACCGTTAGACAATACTTCTTCGACATGTCCATCTAATGCTACAGTGTCTTTACCTAAAAATTTATAATCGTAGAAATCATGTTTTTTACCTTGATGTTTTACCATTTCTTCGGTATCTTTCAAGACTTTTTTAGCCTCGTCAGAATTCATCATTTTTACGATTTGTTTCCAGAATTTATATTCTGTACTATTAGGAGCAATATCGGCTAATATTTTATAACGATCGATAGCGCCATAACCATCAGATGCAAATTGATCTGGATGCAAAGCATTAATAGCTTCATAACCTTCACCAGGTAAACGAGCTTCACCATTGATGATCTTAGACATTGGATCGCCGGTAAAGAATTTTTCTGGAAGCCAAGGATGCTGTTCAGCAATTGTATTTAACAATGGATTAATACGTCGTCTTCTTGAAAATTCTGGTAAGAAACGACGAGCAATTTCAGCGCCTTCACCACCGACACCACCAATACCAGCATCCCAGAATGAACGAGTAAATGAATCGATATCACCAGCATTAGCTATAAATTTAGATTCGTCTCGACCAAATATAGAAGATGCTCCATAGCCATAAATACCAGTTAATAATCTAGCAGTAGTTTGTAATTCATCTAAATAACTTTGACCACCATTGGAGTTCATAAGATTATTGTAGAGATCGGCGTCATTTAAAATATCTTCTATCTGACCTTTAAATTTGCCACGACGGATACGAGATTGAATATATGCGCCTGCTGGATTACCATTGCCAGAATGGACAGCATTATTCATCGCTGTAATAGCGCTACCAGTTCCCTGTGTTGCTGGTTGTAAACTTGCTACACCTGAATTTACAGAACCATCACTATTAATATAATTAACATAATCTTTAGCCGAAGCATATGCTGGTTGATTGCCATAATATTGATTATCTTCTGATTGAACATATTCTATATTATTCGGATGATTAAATGCTGTAAAATCATATACACCTAATCGTCCATTTTGAAAAATAACATATCGATTATCTGTACTTTCTTGAATCTGCTGATTCATATGATACATAATTGCTTTAACATCTCGACCATTATACATTCGATCTTGATGATATTTTCGCTTAGGTTTAATTAATTCGCCCAATGTCGGATTTAAAATTAAACCTTGCAATGTGTTTTGTTCAAATAATGGGCCAGATTCTAAATATGGTCTATCTTCCATATGCTTTTCTTCGAGCCAATATGGATTCATTGCATATACTAACGGTGATAATGGGTTACTTAATGTTGGAATTGGAGAACGCATCCATTTATTAAAATAACCACCATAAATAGATTCCATTCGATAATCTGATTGCGCAAGTTTTAAGCTATTATCTTCCCAATAGGAAATACTTCCGCCTCGGAATTCATTAGTAGAACCCCATACCCAATAACGACCAGATCTAATAGGATCTTTACCATTTTGATAATAATCTAAACGTTCATCATAGGATTGGTATGGTCTATAATCTCCGCCCCAATATTGAAACATTGGGCCAGCCATTTTAGTTAATTTTAATACATTAGTTAACCCGGTGTTATCTGTAAACTTTCTAAATGCTAAATCTAAATTAGCCCAGCCAGTTTGAAAATTTTCATTTATATTAAATGTATCGTCTGCCCAATCTAATTGAGTTAAAGCAAATGACAATGGTAATACTCGTTTTAATAATAAATTATCTAATATACCTAATGCACCACCAGAAGCACGCTGAGATAAACCCAAAGGTAAGGATAAATTAAATTTAGCAGCAGCTGTTTCACCTAAGTTTTGATTAACAAAACCTAAAGCAGTGGATAAGTCCATTGAGTTAAGGCCTTCGCTCAATCGATTAGCCATATGATAAAATATACCGCCAGCTACGCTCATATCGTTAGCGCTTACATTTTTATTATATATATTAAAAGGAAAATATCGTGTACTTAATAAAGAATATTGATTTGTGTTAGCTAATAATCCTTTTAATCCTTTAATGCCGTTTTCAACGACACCAACAGCATCTAATTTATTAAGTTTAGATAAAGTATCTTTAATATCTAAACCATTATTCACTAATACTAATCGCTTATCATTATGTTTTTGTTCGTAAGAAGCTTTATAGTCTTTACCTTTACCTAGGTAATGATTAAATGCACTTTGTACATCGTAATCAAATTCAAGTTCTTCTTTTATTTTTCGAGCATAAGATCCGCCTAAAGGCGCACCTTTTATCGTCGCATCATGTTCACTTCTAAAAGAAGATAAACCAGTGCGCTGTTTAAATTTTTCTAACGAATAAGCATCTTTTAATTTTTGTTTTTCAGCACGACTAATATCTAAAGAATCAATACGTTTAAATGCTTCATCTTTGTTATCGCCAAGGCTATTAATAATTTCTTTTTTGAGAGAATTATTTATCGTAGCTTTTACACTATTTTTTTGATACAACGATTTATTAGCTATACTCATTTCGTCAGAAGCAAGTTTAGGTTTAACACGTTTACCTCTTTTAACAGCCGTATGTACAGTTCTTAAATCATCGACTTTAAATTCTGTATCACCAAATTCTTTTATAATTTGTTTTTTCTGACTAATATTTTCTGCTTCTAACGCATCGAATAATTTACCAAGTACACCATTCTGATCTTTAATTGACAGGGAATTCTTAATTTTATTTAATGTATTATCTTCTAAATCAATTTGAATTCCTTCGACAGCTCTTTTAAAACCAAAAACTCGAGTGCCAATAGCCGGATCTTTTACAATCGTTAAATTAGAAGAATCTGTTCTCATAAAATAATTATAGTTATTACCAAATTCTTCTGTTACATTTTTAATCGAACTAGATCCATGTTGCCAAAAACTTTTATCTTCTTCTAATCGATTTGTAGCATGTTGACTAGCAAATTTCGCAGATTTAACTGTTCGAGTATCTGAACGTATCCATCGTGCATCAGGCGCATTTATTTTTTCTAAAGTACCAGTCGACATATCTAATTGATATGCTTGATCGCCAATACGTGTAAAATTCTTACCGTAATCGACATATTTTTTACCATACATGATAAAATCATTTTTAGAAAAAATATCGAAACCACTTGTTACTAGTCTTTCAATATCATCGACACCGATTAACTTAGCTGGCAATGTATCATGAAAAACTTCGCTAGTTTTATTTTTTAATTCATTAAAATTTTTAAAATTAAGAACGCGACCTTCTTCTGAAGTCCAATAAGAATCACTAATATTAACATCTTTAATTTTGTCTCTTAGTTGTGCGAACTTTTCATCTTCCATTATATCAAAGAAATTTTTTGTAACAGGTAAACCTTTATCTGTTAATAAAGTTACATCGAATTCTCCGTTATATTCACGGCGACCACTTTTTACATCTTCATAAAAATCGCCGAGAGTGTGACCTTTTAATCCAGTTATTCTTTCTCGAAATAATTGAGATTCAATTATTTTATTTTGTTCATTAATTAAAGACGATGTAAATTCATCTTGAAAATTAGTTAATGCATCTTGTACTGGTTGTGTTTCAGAAAATTCTTTTTTTGTTAATGTTTTGTAATCATCGACTAAAGAATCTAATTGCTTATAAAAGGCTTGTTCACTGTCTCCACCTTTTAATATTTTCTTACCATCATAATAACCTTCCATTGTATCATATACATGTTGTTTAAATGATGGTTTAAATTTACCAATAGCTGAATCAAATACGTTATTAAAGCCGACTTCATTAATCATTTGATTAATTGCTTCGACGCCGCCAGTACCAGCATCTGGTAAAAGACTATTTAGACTATCTTTAACACTAGTCTCATACATTTGAGAAATAAATTGCTCGCCAGATCGACGCGGATCCATTTCGGCAGACATAGCTCTTTTTATGAACCCTATATTTCGTTCATTATCTATAGCAGGAGCTAATTCTTCTATTGTTTTAAATTTACTATTACTAATACCATTAAATATTTCATTTAATGTTAATGCATTTGTTCCATCGTCAGAAAAACGAGTAATCCTATTTCCTATTCTACCGATTAATGGATCGATATTAGAAATAAGATTTGAACCTTTTTTAGTTTTAGCTAAAAGAAAAGCGGCCCCGACAAAAGAGCCGGCAGCCGCTACAGATTCTATTAGATTACCGACAGGTTCAAAATCAGACATATTGCTTTCATTTTTAACATAGTCGGACATATAATATTATTCCTTATTGAAAATTATTCCTAAGTTCAGCTAATTCTTTTGGAGTCATGTCGTTAGGATTTTTAGATCCTAAAGCCATTTCTTTAAAAGAAGTTTCATCGCCCTGATTCATATTTACTTCAGGGAACATAGTAGCTAATTCGGCTTCAGATAGCCCTTTATTTCTACGACGACTTACTTTTTTCTTAGGAGCATTATTAATTGAGTTTTCATCGACTTTCGATTTAGAATTTTGGCTTCTTAATTTATTAAAGAATTCTTTTTCTTCATTAAACAATCGAGGATCTTCTTGTTTAAAGCTTACATCATCGCCAAGTCGATCAAGGATTTCTTGCAAATCGATACCTGGTTTACCATGTAACATAGTTAACACCCAGTTACTTCTCATTAAAAAATCCATCGTTCTAATCATATCCCAATTATCGATATCTTCAATATCATATTCAGGGAATGCTTCATGAATAACACATGAAATTTGATAGTCGACATTATTCATTTTTTCCATTGCTGAATTAAATAATAATGTACGACCTTTTTTGGTCATAAAGCTTGCATCTAATATCTTCTGAGCAATATCAGATACTATACCAGTTGGCATAGAAGCTAAATCAATATTTTTTGGATATAAAATACAATTAAAGCATACAATATCTTCACGTTCAATATCTAATAACTTTTCATTTTCGAAAAGTTCATAATATTGTGCGCGCGTTAATGGTTTATAAATAATTGGGAAATCATAACTAGTATATGTAAATATATTTTTATATTGAGCTTTTAATTGTTCATATACTTGGTCAAAACGAAGATTTTCCATAATTATAATTCCCGTACTCTACCTTGAGATGTAAAACCAGAATATTGTAAAATATAACTAGAAACAGTCGGTACAAATCCAGCAAGAGTTTCAGATAAATATAATACACGTTCTCTTCGAGGGAATACAACAAAGTAACGTAATAAATTATCGTTTCTTAAATCAAAGATAGTTGCTTCTTGTTCTTCGACAGGAAGTTTATTAATGTAGTCTTGTTGTTCAGGCGTAAATGAATACATTAAATCAGTATCTTTTCTAGAAATAGAAGTAAATAAAACTAATTGATCGGCAATCGTTACACGAAAAATTTTTTTATGGTTAGCTTTTAGTTGATTCGCTTTTTCAACAGTTAATACTTCGACTTGAGAAGGATCGACATAATCATCACTTTCTTCTTCTTTTTCTTCATCGAATTCTTCTGTTACATCAATCTTATTATCTTCTAACGTTTCTTTTACTTCTAACGGAGAATTAGATTTTAAAGATTGAGATTCATTTAGCTCAATGTTCTTCTTATTTTGAAATTTTGCTTTTTTCTTATTTTGCATAATTGATTTCACCTACATGACTAATTTACGATCTCTAGCAATAAATTGATATTGTTCTAATATAGGTCTACCAGATGAATCAAGTACTGTTTGTACATTCATAATATGACAATCTAATAAAATAACGTGAATTGGATCGCCCATTATATTATCATCTTCACCATAAGTAATATCAATTTCAAATCCATTTTTCCAAATAGAATCATGATCTGGATTTTTATGAACATTAGTCGAAGTTCTTAAAGGCTTAATTATTTCATTATATTCTTCTGTTTTTACAGTATCTTCATTAACAATGCTAGCCGATTTATATTTTTCTATAATATCTTCAATGTAACGAGGAGAAGTAAAATTAATTGTAAATGCTCCTTGCACTATACGATTGCCAATAGCAATTTCATCGTACATATAAGAATTATATCCAAATATAGGCATATCATGTTGCGCTAGATTATAAGCGATATTTTGAATATCTGAAACTAATTTATCGCCAAACCAAACATTAGCGTCTATTTGGGAATAATAACGTTTATATTTAGGATTTGATTGCGTATAACCTTTTGAATTTTTAGTAATATTATATTCTACATTTTTATTAGTGTAGGATAATTGACTACTAAGTTCATTATCAAAACGTTTACGTCTCATATTATTATACTACACCTTTCACTAAAAGTCCAATTGGTTATTAATATCAATATTCCAATTGTTAAAATAATAATCGTTACCGATTTTTTGAACGGTAATTAATCCACAATGAATACCAATTGTTTCTTCAAAAACATTAATAACAGTATAATCAGCATCACCATAAATAATATGATTAGCATTATTATCAACTAATTTATAATCATATGTATAATCTTTACCTTTATTAAATTTAATAGAAGACATAATATAATTTTTAGAATCATTAGGTAATATGATTCTTTGTCTTTCTTTTTGATTTAATGCTATTAATTTATTATTGCGATGTTTTTGATTGCTATATTTATAAATATTTAAATAATGAATTAAATCGAAAAAATTTTCAGATTTATTAGATTGAACTAATCTATCCATTACGTAATCATAATAATTAGATAAAGTTATTTCATTATTGCCAATACAATCTGTAAAATAATGATAATATTTATCGACATCTTCTTTTTCAAATTCTTGATATAAGAAGTTTAATAGATTAGTTTGTAAATTAATTAATGTAGCATTTATATAATTATGTTGAATATCTTGATCTATATTAAATAATGTTACTGGACTAACTATAGCATTATTAGAGTTCATAAGGAACGAATAATAACAGCCGTCGTATATTGAATTTCCTTGCATTGGCAAATCAATTACGACATTGTCCAATTCTTTTTTAAATAATATTTGATTAGAAGCTAAACCTTCTACATCAGTTATACAAAAATAAATTTTATTTAAATCAGTATAATGATCAGCGCCATCGATTACTGCAGTGATATAACCATCATCGACAGCAATTTTAGGAGCTTGGAAAATTGGACTATCTGTATTTTTATCTAAAAGAACGCTGATTGCTAATTGTGTATCTTTATTAAATTTTTGATATGCTAATGGCAAATATTTTAAACCTTCAATTTTAGAATTAATATTTTCTATAATTTTATTTAAGCTAGGCCAAATGTCTTTAGCAATTTTATCAGAAGGATTAATAATATAATAAGAATTAGTCAATAATCTTTCTTTATTAATATAATCAATACGATATAAATAATCTTTATCTAAATAAGCTAAATCGACGTTGCTTTCATTAAATTTATCGGTATGAGAATATTCATATTCCTTACCTAAAAATTTATAAAAATGTAATTCACCAGAAGTAAATCCATTTACAATTTCTGGATGCAAAATAGCTTCTCTAGAATCATTAATATATATGTTACTATTATTATCGATATTATTATAAAAATTATAATTATTAAATAATTTAATAGCGCTAATTAAAACAGTAAAAAGATTAACTTTTTCTTCTTTTTCTTTAGCAGTTAAATAAGCAAAATATACAGATTCAACTAAATTTAATCCGCGCTCATCTGATATTTTAATAATATAATCAGCTAATCCTTTAAAATTTTTATTATTAAGAATTGTATCGTTTATATAATATAATTGTTCTTTAATTCCTTCTGGATAAATCTCGATATATTTATCTTCAGATTGACCGTCAGGACCAGAAGTCCATATTCTATAAATACCAGCTAATAAATCGTTAATAATAACAGTAGCAGACTCTAAATCATAATCTTTAATTACTTCATTATCATCTATATGTAATTTATTATGTCCATTAAAATAATCGTTACAATATAACGAAACAAAATTTTCATGTTGCCATAGAAAAGTAATACTAGATGTGTTCAAGATTATCACCTCCAGCAGTTTCGTTATGAACAAAAATTACATTACCGTTCTCATCGTATTTATATTTATTATTATCTTCTTCTCGAATTGTTTTAATATCTTTTCTGAAATTAGAATAATCAGGAATATCTTTATTAGTTCTAGGCGATTGTTTTCTAAAATCATCAAAATTAGGAACTTTAGAATTATCTTTTTTAGGATCTATTCTATATTTACTATAATCAGGAATAGTCGTAGAATCCTTAATTTTGCCGTCTAAGCGATACTTTGAATAGTCAGGTATATTATGTCTATCAGTATGTATAAACGTCCTAAAATTATCATATTCTTTATTTATTTTAGGTCGTCTACGTTCTGGGAACCTAACTTTTTTTTGTTGTCTAGATAATATAGAATAAGACGGATAATAATCTTCAGCTTCTTTTTTTAACCGATAGTAATCTTTTTTAAGCTGAGACATTTTTTCCGATTCTTTTTCAGACATAAATTTATCGGCAAGCTTCTTATATTTTTTATTTAAAGCTTCCATATATTTCTTAAAAGAATAATAGCCTTCTTTAGATAATTCTAAAACAGGTTCATTAAAATTACTTTTAGGTTTTTGAACTGTAATTTTTGCATTATTAGTCGTAAGCCATGGATTAGAATCAATAATAGATTTTTCATTTAATTTATAATAATTATCTGATTCGTCCATATATTTTATATCGGTTGCACAATAATGATATGTATTTTCTGTCATTATATCGTTAATCGACATAATTTGACCTTCATCAATAATAGTACAACCGAAAACACTTATAGTAGATTGGCGCCCATATTCATTTGCAAAAGATAATGTTATATCGAAGTTAGGTAATTCATCCATCAAGTAGTGCTTATTCACATATTGACCTTTTTTAGTAACTTCATCATATATTTCATGAATAACATGTTTATCTAATACAGCAAATACCATAGACCCAGCTATAGTTCTAGGGCCATCTACATAAGTAATAGCATTAACATCACCTAATGTCCTTACTGGACTTTTTTCCTGATGAATACTATAAGAAAATGTTTGTAGGCTACCAAAAACACGAGTAATAGTTTCTTGTCCAGGAATTGTGATGTTTACACTTGCCACAATATCACATCCACTATAGGATGTATATGTTCTAGTATACTTAGAAGTTTGAGTAACTTCTTTATTTCCAAGTCGATAATTATCTGGCATGTTTAACCTTTAAATTATATAATTTCATATATTGTTGAACTCTATTGTTAATAAGAGTCACGATATGAGTCTTAATCTCGATATTGTGCTCATTAATAATATTATAGCAGATTTCTTCCATATCTTTTTTGACATTAGATGATTGTCTATTGCCGACTAGAATATCATTAATGAAATTTTGTAAACCTCGGTTGAGGTACAAGAAAATTTGATTTGTGTTTTGTTGGGACATTACGCCTAAAATCTCCATGACAAAAACGAAAAGAAAAGAGCGGAGAAATATTCTCCGCTCGTATTTAATTTCTATTAATATTTGTTATCTAACAAATATTTATTTTCTACTGGTTGCAAGTAATCTACACTGCGGGCAATATAAGTACATGCTTTATCAGTAGTAGTAGAATCTACAGAGAAGCTAGAAGCTTCGTTCAAAATTTCGCAGCCATAGATAACCATAACAGCGGATTGACCATATTCATTCGCAAAAGACAATGTAATGTCAAATGGAGGAATTTCGTCAGAATATTTTGGAGTAGATTGTACTGCAATATTTTGAGTTACTTTGAATGGATTAGAAGAAGCAACTTGAGAGTCGTTACCATTAGAATTAATGGAATTAACTACCATGTTAGTCAACTTTTGATCCCATTCAGTAATTGTGTAAGGCTGATAGTTAATATCGCCGCCGATACGTTGAAAATATGCTGCTTTAGCAGCACGAACAGCAAGAGCGTCGACTAATGCATCACGATCAAATAAGGTGAATACAATAGTACCGGCAATACCACGTTTCAAAATTAATCAACAGTTTTCACTATTGTTGAGACTATATCTTCATCCCTAGATCTATTAAATTTTCTTTTTAAACAAAGACATCCATCATAGTAAATTATTTTTAATAATTCTCTAGCCGTTTTAAAATTATATGTTACAACATAAACATTTTCTGAACCTTTTTTATTTATTGCATTAGTTTTATGAAAATATAATTTTTTTGTTTTTTCATTTAATACTTTTAAAAATTGTTCATTGCCAAGAATTCTTAATCTTGCTCCAACATAAATTTTATTTTTTCTATAAGCTTTAGCTATACCGATTGTTCCATCACCATCAATTACACCGCGGATAAAATCTTTTAAGTATTTATCAGGGACATTAGGAAATTTTATTTCTTCATGTTTTTTATTTAATTTCATAGAAAAAAATTTTTTAACATATTTTGCTTTTTCAGGATTTGATATTTCAAATTTAACAGAATTAGTTCTTTTTTTATAATATATAGGTTTATCAGGACATATTCTTTTTTGAAATTCTTTAAGAAGATCTACATCTTTTTCACTAATTCCTATACTAATTCTATCATCAGTTATATATCCATCAGAAGCAAGAAAACCTAAAAAATAATATTTATCTGGAGAATTTTTATTTAAAATATCAAAATTATATTCGTATTGCATATATTTTACCTCCATATATATTATATATCAGATAAAAATATTTTGCAATACCACAATTGACTCATAGGGAGCTCTGCACTTCCACCTGCTGTTAAGGTGTACTCCATAAAGGATAGTCGTTGAGGCGCAATACCTATTAGGTAAAGCTGCCTGCTGATTGCCCAATTCTTAATGTTTTTAAACCATTGCCATTTATCATTACTGATTCTGTTTTGGTATTAAGACTCTAAGGGGTTTCCAGCATATCACAGAGTTTAATTATTCAATGCATTACTGCATAGGAGAAGCAAGCGTGGAATTTTACCTCTCGAAATAGAACGAGGTTCTGCTGAACCGAATGTGTAGCGAAATTTTTTAGTTCTTAACACTAAGTTTTTTATCTTAGTCTCTGGAGGTTTCCCTCATTTTCATCGATTAGTCCTTTCTAATCCAGAATAGCATAAATTTTTGCCTTCGTCAAACGTTAAGCGATACCAATTCCTAATATCGGATAGCCTGAATAGCTATCGCAGCGCGGCCTCGTGGTAGGATTATATCTTTTCACCTACTATGCGTTGCCCCTGACTACACTTAGTATAGCCTTCGGTTCGGATTAGCAGTTAAGCCTCCCCGCTTAATTCCGCGCTAATAACTCAAATATTTCTATTTGAGACGGCCTATATATCGGTTGACCGGAGCCTTTTCACGATTAATAGATACTGTAATACCTTGAATTTCTGCTACTACTTCAGAACCGAAAGTAGCTACGATATCACAGCCGGAAAAAGTAGTATAACTACGAGTATATTCAGATGCTGTAGTTACACCAGAATTGTTTTTAGCCATGTTTTAAGTTATGGGGCAGTGGATAAACTGCCCCTGCCTCCTTCGCTATAAATTATATATTAAACTCTAATTACTTCGTACCAGGTTGTTTAATTTGGATGAAGTTATTAATTTGACGAATTTCATTAAATGGCATAATAGTATAGTTAATATCAATATGAGTATATTGAAGAGCTTCTACATTGTCAGCAATTTCAAACATGAAATCATATAACAATACGCCTTTAAGTTTATTCAATTCAGATGTCAAACCAGTTTTAATAGAGTTACGAACGGAAGTTTTATTTTGCTTACCAATGAATGGTTCGCAAACACGACGAATAACACGTTCAACAGCATCGATAATACGGACACTATTAAGACGAGATAATGCGTCAGTTGGATCAGCCATTGTACAGCCGTCAGTTACAACATAACCACGAGTAAATGTATTCTTAACAGTAACAATACCTTTACGAGTTAAGTCGGACAATTGAGAAGCTGTTAATTCAAACAATGGATTGATACCGATTTTTTGGTTAGTAGGAGATTGTTCTACAGGAAGAGCAGATATCATACCAGCATAAGCTGCAGCACCATTACCTACGAATGCATATGTAGAATTATATACAGGAACATTGTTTTGGAAGAACGCAAAACTAATAGAGCGGCCAATATCTACAGGCATACCGTCATCATCAATTACGGAACGACCATTAGCACGTTTTAATTCAAGATTTAAGTTCAATTTTTTCAAATCTTGGAATTTTTGTTCTACACCAGATAATGTATAATCAGAAATACGTTCTGCACCGATCACACCATGAGTATGAGCAGTTTTCAATTCTGTATATAAGCAATGTTGAGCAAATTGACGAGCAAAGTTATCTGGAGTACGATAAGGAATACGCATAGTGTAGTCATAATCGATACTACGATCTTTTGCTAATGTGCCAAGATCTACTTTACCAGAAACTAATACTGGAGTAAGAACTTCTTCGATAAGAGCATCTTTTTCTACGATACCAGTATCTGTAAGTTCACATTTAAATACTTGAGCGAAATCTTTATTGTCTTTTAAGTCAGACAAGAATTCAGCTACTGTACGATAGTTAAAATCAGTTACAGAAATAATAACACGATTTTCTACATGATCGAAGCTTTCTACATAAGCTAATACACGGTCATCGCGAGAAGCTTTGTCGATAAGAATATCGTATTGGCCAATTGGAGTTAGCGCACCAGCATCATATTTAGCTACATAAAGAACATCGTTAACAGAAAGCAATACATATTTAGCATTAGTTGCAGCAGCAGCTTGTGCAGCAGCAGTAGTTGCATAATATGTAGCAGCAGTTGCATCAGAATCTGTTAACAAACCATTAGTTGCTGTATCATATTTAAGATCAGTTAACGCAGTAACTTCTTTAAATGTTACTTCGCTACCTGCTACTTCAGCTTCAATAATTTTGTTATTAGTAACAAAATGTTTGAATTTTTGATGAGGAGAAACTGCATCTTGAAGTTTGTTATTAAAAGTTACAGACTTAACTTTTTTAACATCTTCTAAGTAGAACATTTGACCTACTTTATAAGTATTTTCGTCAAGTTTAAGAGCAGCTTCATTAGCAACGCTAGGAATAACTGTAAATACTTCGTTTTGATAAATAGCAGAATCTACAATTTCATCAGCATTTTCTACCTTAGCAAAACTAAATTTATATTTACGAGGAGAATGTTTAACATCCTTAGTATCAATTACAGGAGTTACTTTAAAGATTTCTGTATCGTGTTGAGCAGCGCCACCAACTACAGTATTAACCATAGCAAGATCGATAGGGAATGCTTTTAAGAAATCTTTAGGTTTTGGTAAACGACCACTGATAACAGTATCGGCACAAATTTGTGCACCAAGAACACGATAAGGCATATCAGCATTTTGCAATACAGAATATGCACCTTCGCCAATACCTACTACATATTGTTTATCTTTAGGATCAGATTCTTTAACACGAGGAGTCAAATATTGATCATGAGAATTAGTACGAGGGAATGCTGTTGCAGTAATAGCATAACCAGAGCCAAGCTTCATATATTTTTGGAAGCTTGTCATATTAGTATCTTCGTAATCAATATCGTCTTCTTCAAATGCCAAAGCAGTTGCACCTGGAGTCATAAGATAGTCGTTATGTTCATAAATCTTAAGGCCCACAGTTGTGAACGCTTCGTTCAAATCTTTATCGGTAGTAGAATAAATAGGATATTCAGAATTTACATCTGTATTTACACGAAGAGTATGGAAATATTTACCAGAGAAAGAACTGAAAGGTTTAGGGGATTTTTTATCTTTAATTACATGAGTACGAACTTCTGTACGACATGGAACTAAAGAACGTTTACGACCCAAGAAGTAAACGCCTGGGAATAAAGAACCTAAAGCCAAATCATAAGATTCATTATGAAGAGTTACATCTTGGCCTTTTTTATTCACGATAGATAATGTAATAACATTATTTAAAGTATGTTTATTAATATAACGAATTACTTCAGAAAGAGGAGTATCGGCATTAAAACCTTGGCCATTAAGACCCAAGTTAATATCGATTTTAATCATTTCTTGATCGTCGTCAACCAACGCATTATAACGTTCAGTTGCTGTAGCTTTAGTAATAGGTTTATAAATTGTTAATACTTCTTGACCAGAAGTATTATCGAAGTTAAAGTATACGTGTTTAGCTTTGTTAGATGGGAAACGAGATTTTACACGTAAGCGAAGAGAATCGCTAGAGCGTAATCTGAAGTCTTTTTGAGCTTCGGAACCACCGATACGGAAACCATACAATGTACGGCAACCGGAATTATAAGCATCTGCCAATGTAGCAGTTAGGTCTACTTCACGTTTAGTTTCACGGTCATATGTATCACCGTAAGTATATGTTGCATATGTTGGATCATAAATAGGTACCGGAACACCATTAGGACCATCAAATGCAGTACCGATACAAAGAACAGCGTCTGTTGTACCGAATTGGCTGTCATCATAAAGTTTTTTCTTTACAGAATTGACTTCGACAAACACGCCAGGAAGATCACGAAGGATTTCTTCTTTAAAGCTATACATTTAGTCAACCTCTTAAGATTATTGTTTATCAAGATTTAATAAGCGTTCAATAAGTTTATGAGTAACTACATGAATCTTATCTATTTTTAAAGTATAGCGAACACTTCTAACTGAATATTTTTCTCTATATTGTGAATAAGCAGTATCTGTAAGGCGCTCCTTAAATAATAATTCGGTGACGCCGTTTTGTTTTAGATATCCGGTATAATCGACCATTAATGTTTCAAATTCATTTAAAACATTGTTGGCTTGAGAATAACTCGTAGCAAAAATATCGAATTGAATTGTATATCTAAATGCATGACGATATACTTCAATACCTTCTTCTTCGATATTTTTTTCTACAGAATATTTATCGTCTGGAATATAATCTTGTTGACTTTTTGCCCGACGAATTCTATCTTCCATTATGCGAGGTTTTAATTCGTTTTCTGGAACACCATCTATAATTTTAAAAAATATGTATGGATGGTTAATTTCTTTTTCGCGATCATTAATAATGGCACCTTCATCAGGGCTCATTTTTGTACCGTCTTCTCTAAAAGCTTTTTCTACTAATTCTACAAGAATAGAGATAAATTCATCAAAACTAATATTTCGATCTGACCGCAACCGATCAACTCGTTTACGCGGTCTCATCGCACTACGGTTTTGTGCTACGAGAAGACTATTCTTTTTTTGTTTGATTTGTTGGAGGACAAAATCTTCATTAATATCTGTCATAGTCTTTGCTCCGCCGTATACGATTCTGTTGTAAATAATGGATATAATGTATATCGTAAAATGATGTCCACACCATATCCATTGTCTCGAATTTGTTCTTTTACGCTATCAATATGATAGTCGTATAAAATAAATCCAACATTTTGTTTTAAAAGATTATCTAACCGTTCTTTTATTTTTGTTAAATAAAATTTACGGTAATTCTTACCTATATATTCATCGAAATCCATTTCTCTAATTAAATAGTTTACGATACGCATAACCATAACAGATTTGTTTGGATTTTCGTTAGATAAGTTAACTAAATTTTCAATAGTAGTACCAGTCCGATAGTTATTTTTGAAATAACAAACATTAGGAAGCATGTCTTTATAATCTAATGTAAAGACAGTATCCTCATTTAAAAATGCGGGGTAACTATTGATAGGCGTAGCTGCTAATCTTGCAGCTAAACATATATTACTATATGCAACATGTTTTAAGTTGTTACCAACACATATTACATTATCTAAAAATTTACGTTTGTTATGTACCGACATAAATGCCTGTACTTTATCAGAATAGTCTTTATTAAATTCATCGATATCTTCATATAAAGAAGCATGTTTATCTGTTACGAAAATCATACTTCTATTTTTATAACATTTAAAAGATAAATCATTCAAATAAAAACTATTTAAATCTAAATTAAATCGATCAGTATATTTATCTGAGAACATAATTTTTGTTGGACAAATATAAGCAAAATCATAATCAATTAATTGATTTGTTATATTAATAAAATCACTTATCGTTCTCATATTAACTAAATATATTGAAGGAGCTCCATAGTCTTTAGCTGTTTTAAAAGCTTTATATAAATCAGATTCTTTATTATAATCTTTTTCAACAGCAGATAAGGTCTCATAATGTTCGACTTTGCAAGTTTTATTGGTATATTCAGAACTACCAATAATTAACAAACTTGTATGTTTGTCGTTCATAATATTAACCTCCTACTATGTTTTTAAAGTTATTCATAAAGGCTTGTGGATTTCGTTTATAATCTACTCCATTAGCGTTATAATAAACACAGTCTGGAGTATTTGAATACCAATCCATTACGTAAGTAATTTTAATAATTTTATTGCCGAATACAATAATATCACCAGCAAAAACTGGAAATTCATTTCGCAAATAAATATCGTATCCACGCATTAAAAATAATTTATCGTCTGCAGAATCGGTAGAAAATAATGGTTGAATATGAGCGCGAACTTCGCGAATCGTTATTTTTTGACCGAAACCGAGACAATTTGGACAAGTAGGATCGCCATGTTTAGATGTCGGATCTTTACAAGTACAGTTAATAGTTTCGTTAGGTTGAATTAACCATACCGGAACTTCCATTAACTGTATTAATCCGTTAACACGTTCATCTAAATTTTTCATTATGCTTTCCTCAATGATTTAAGAGATCTAGATAAATCGTCAAATAAAGTTGTTGGATAAGTATGTAATTTACGTTTTTCATTATAAGATCGTTTACCGACTCTTGGTTCAGCACGACCCATAGTTAAATAACTAGGATCGACTATTAATTTTTGGAATATTTCCATTTCTGCTTTAATCATTTTAATTAAATCAGAAAGAGATGGGGCTCCATTACCAGAAGAACTAGAAGAACTTCCTCCAGATTCTGTAGCGCCAAAACTAATATTGCCGATATGTCCAGAAACTTTACCACTTGTAGTAGTGGTTACAGCATGTTTACTTACTAAGCTAAGTGTAGCTCTTAACTTACAAAATTGTTGTAATAAATATGGCAAATCAGCTCTATTTTCATAGCCAGGAATTTGGTTTAATAGAAACTGAGCAAACTGACTTGCTTCTTTTAATGCATATAAAACTTCGGTATCACTAGCATCAAATACATTGATTAGATAATTAACATCACCAAGTGTATAAAAATTACTAATTTGTTCTGATGCTACTGTAAATACTTTATACTTTAATACTTTTTTGCCATCGACAGATTCAAGTCTTTTAATTCGAATTTCATATAAAGAATCTGGTTTCATTCCGCCAGTAGGCTTGATTTCTAATCGATTACCGAATATAGTATATTCAAATGGTTCAGCCATTAGAAATCCTTTCTGATGATTTCAATATTTGTTAAAATATTTTCATCTTTAATTTCGCCATCAAATTCAAATACAAAAAAATCATTAGTTCCTTGTCGAGGACGTTTTACAACTTTAAGTTCTTGAATAACAACGGGTTTGATATCTTGTCCAGCTGGAGTTTCGTCAACAACAACTCCTGCATTACCAGCCGATGCTTTTGTAATAAGAGTACCGTCAGCTAATCGAATAGTAGCTGATGTATTACCACCAGAAGTATCGTTCATAATTTTATCGATAGTTTCAGGTGTTAATGCTGTATTAGTTCCAGCTGGAATATTTCCATCAGAAGTTAATAAACGAGTATCTGTTGCATTACTAATTTCATCGCCAGACATCGATCCATTAGAAGATGGATTTGTATCTAAATTTTGCTTATTATTGTGCATATTACGCTTATAATTATATGGCGCAAAAATAGATACTGGTTCAATCTTATGAGGATTTTTCTCACTTTGTTCGAGCTTATCGATAACACGCTCTGGACCGTCATAAGTAAAAGTAGCAACATCAGACCATTTACCAAATTCATTTACGCTTTCAACACGAATTCGAATATAGTATTGTTGCTGATTTTTTAACTTAGGGAACCCAATTCGTTGTTTATTCACTACTACCGTATCAATTTCGATAGGATTAAAATTTATATTATCTGCAATTTGTAATCGATATTCTAATACAGGTTTTCTACGTTTATCACGAAGAATTTCTTGCCATTCGCACATAAATGTGCCATCGACTAATTCATGATTGGCCGGGCTTAAAATTCTTACGTTAGAATAGATATTGGTATTAAAATATACATGACGAATAAGACTAGATTGAAGCTTAGCTCCAACAATATCTTTAATCGTTTTATTAATATCTAAACGATATTCTTCGCCAGGATTAATTTCATCTAATACTGTAATGATTACAACTTTTTTAGACGTTCTAAATTTTAATCGATGAATTTTTTGAGATTCAGCATGAACCATCGCAATTGTATCAGAATTAATAGTATCTGGATCGACATTTCCTGTAAAAAATAATTTAATTTGTTTTTCAGTAGGATTTACTTCCATATCGACTAAAGCAAATTCTTTATACATTGTTACTCCAGTCTATATATTATTATTTCTTAGTTGTTTTTTTAGCAGAAGTTTTTTTCTTAGATGCTTTTTTAGGAGCTTCTTCTTTATCTTCAGATTCTTCAGTAGTATCTTCAGTTTCTTCTACAATATTTTCAGTTTCTTCTTCTGTAGATTCTTCTTCAGTTTTTTCTTCAGAAGTTTCTTCTGTTTTTTCTACAGTAGGTTCTTTTGTTTCAATAACTTCTTTAGCATTTTCTTCTGCTTCTTTTAATGCAGCATCTACATCAAAATCAGGAGTTTCTTTAGTTTCTAAAGCTTTATTCACTGCTTCTTCAGTAACAATACCAGGAGCTACCATATCATAACTAGAAGATTTAAGAATTTTACCTAATACACCTTGTTTTTGTTCGCCAGGCAATACACCGTTTACTAACATTAAACGGCCTACTCTAACAGATCTACGGATATTAGTAATATCCATATCTTTAAAGATAGGTGCATAACGATTAGCAGCATTCAAACGAACACCTGTCTTGTTGTCATAATAGCTAACTTCGCTAGGTGCTAATGCAACAATAGCGATCATATCTGGATGAGTCATAAAATATATATACCTCTTACAAAATAAAAAATGGAGGAGCCCGGAAGCTCCTCCAATATTAATCGTCAGACGTTATACGAATTACGCTTCCTGAACTCGAACAACAGAAGGACGAGGATAAGAAGGTAATGCAGAAATGTTTTTAGCAACTGCGATACCTTTACCGTTATCCATGATACCGATACCATAACGCTCTTTAGCTTTGATGATACGAATATCAGTTTCAGGATTAGTCCATTTTTCAACAGATAAATCTTCACGTTGAACGATAGCGCCAATATTGTTGCGATCGATAACGTACATATCAAATGTTTTATTAGCTTTATCGAATTTAACACGTGGGCTCAAGATTACGTTAATTGGCATAGGCAAATTGAACGCAGCTTGTGCTTCGTTTAATACGAATTTTTGAGGTCCCATGTTATTAGACAAACCAGCAAAACCACCAGTACCTTGAGTAGTGCCAAATGGATGAACATTCATAGCGCCCATAGCACCGAAAGTAAGACCTTGACCTACCATAGCATTACGAGCAAATACCAACCAGCAAAGTGGATGCATAATTACATCAGTTGGAGTTTTGTCGTTAGCCATAAGAGTTAAGCACATAGACATAAAGTCTTCAACGGAAAGAGTACCGTTTGGCATAGCATCTTCGCCAAGACCAGTTGTAGCAGCATCAGGTTGTTGAGCAGCTAGAGCGTTATTAAATACTGTATGACCATGTTCAGAGAATTCACGAGCACACCATTCATCTTTATAACGAGCCATTGCACCACCAATACGGGAAAGATTAGCTTCCATGATGTCCCAATAAGAGTCCATAATAACTTCTTCGGAAAGAGTTACTTTAAGACCGATTTTTTTAGGACGAATTTCAATGGAGCTATATTCCATTGTATTGATTTCTACTGCTTCATCATTGTATGCGCCACCTTCGGCAACTTCATGAGCTTGAAGTTCACCGATGATAGGAACAACTACAGTACCGCTAGTTTGACCTGCTTGAATTTTAGTGAAGAAAGGAGAGATAACAGATTGTGTATCTTCTGCTTCGATCATTTTAGATTCAATAATGCGAGGTACCAAGTCAACTACGTCTGGAGTCATAATTGTTTCTTTAATAGAGAAATGTTTACCGCCAGTACGTTGTTTATTCAATTTAGACACGATGTCAGCAGTCATGTCAAAAACGCGAGTGCGTTGTGCAGCTTCTTCAGGTGTCAAACCTTCTTTTTGAGCAATTTCAAGAGCTTTAGCACGACCAGCTTGAGCGTCTTCTAAAAATTCTTTCATATTAATAGCCATTTTGTAAACCTTATCTCCTATTATTTTTGTAACAATACTTTAACGGAGCCTACGCAGCCTTCCCAATCCATAAATGTAGGAACACCAGCAAGACCTTCGCGAACATATTTAACTTTTACTTCTGCAACTTTTTTAGGAGCAGTGTTAATAACTTGATCAGCTTTAAATTTATCAGTTACATGTAAACGCATTAAGCCGTTAGTTTCGTCAAAATATACTACTTCGAATGCTTGTTCAATGACAGCACCTTTAACTACAGGGGTATAAGAAGAGCCGTTAATAGAAATTTGAACTGTTTTATCAGCAATGAAACGTTCAGGAACACGGAAGTTGAAATCAAGATAATCTTTACCTGCAGCAGCTGGGTGCATAAAGCCAATAGTAACATCTTTAACTTCAGTACGAGCTACGTTGCGACCATCAGTCAAACCAGGAATACCAAGATATTCATATTTAGCGCCAAGACGAGAATCATAAACATCAAGTTTATTATTAGATGCTGTCATGTTCAAATCATGTTCGGAATATAAGCTATTGAATTCATAACCGTCAGCATTAGTAAAATATGCATAGTCATCATAGATATCTTCGCCACGGCGATAAGAACGACCATAACCATCAGATGCATATTGAGCTAATTCTTCTTGATCGTCAAGAGCCCATTTCATCCATTTAGTAGAACCTTCTGGAACTAAATTACGATTTACTTCATGTACTTGACCGATAACTTGTTGACGTTCAGCTTCCAATTCTGCAACTTGCATAGCTTCTACAGCTGTTTCATCAGATAATGGAGATTTTACGATACGACCATTTTCATCGGATTTAACCAAATCACCAGCTTTAAGAGCACCGTATGCAGAACCCCAAGGGTTTTGTTCAGCTTTATCTTTGAACAAGAAATGAGGAAGTTCAACCATAACGTCAGTTTTGATTGCACCAGGAGTCATACCGTTCCAAGCATCAGCATCACGAGTATATTCGTTACGCATCAACATACCAATAGGTACGTTAGCATTACGATGTACTAAAGATGGTTTGCCACCATTTTCTTTCAAAAGACCAGTTTTTTCGTCTTTTTCAAGATTTGCAGCAGTCGCAATTTTCTTAGCGCCGCCATTAGCGAATGGTTTATAAAGATCAGTTGTATAAGCAGATGCATAACCTGCAACTGGAACCCAATCTACGTCCATATTTACAAGAGCTTTGCCTGCAGCATCTGTAGATACTACATTAGCAGCAGCATAAACGTCGCCAGCCTTACGCAAACGAACTGGGGAACCACCGTTAGCCAATGTTAATACGTTAAGAGTAATATTTTTATTTTCGTCTTTAGAACGAACGTCAGGATCGACTGCTACGATACGACCTTTTGGAATTACAACTTGATTATACATTTCTGCATGGTTGTAACGGAATGCAACTGGAAGACGGGAATCCAACCAGTAAGCAATATTAGAAGTATCATGGTTTGCAGTGTTAAGACGTACACCAGTACGTGTTACACGGCGTTCTTCGTTAGAAAGTTTTTTAAAACCTAAGCCCTTAATAACTTTGCCGTTTGCACCGGCAGTGAAAAAGTTAGGACCTTTACCAGGGTTAATATTTGCCATTTATTTGTTTCTCCTTATTTCCCAGGGAAATATTTTTTTACGAAATCTAAACTGCCAGTTACAGATTCTTTAACTTCAACAGTTTTATTTTCTTCTGTTTTAACAGGATTTTCAACTGTAGAATTTACAAGATTTAATTTTTGAATTTTATCTTCTAAAGATTCTTTTGTGCTTTCAATAGTTTCGTTTAAAGTTTTTTCACTTTCAGTTTTGAAAGTTTCTAAACTTTCTTTAACATCATTAATAGAAGTTAAAGCTTCATTGATTTTTTCTTGGCCAGCTTTATATGCGTCTAATTCTTTGCGCACTTCAGCTTTATATGCCAAGAGATCAGAAGCTAAGTTAGCAAAGTCAGATTCAGCTTTTTCTTTTGCTTCAGTCAAAGTTTTAATTTGAGCTTTAAGCTCTTCTAAGGATTCTTGACCTTCAATTTCTGTAGCTGCTGGAGTTTCTTCTACTTCAGTTTCTTGAACTTCAGTTTCAGTTACTTCAGATTCTTGACCTTCAACTTTAGTTTCTTCAACTTTAGTTTCGTCAATTTTATTTTCTGCCATAGATTCTTTAACGCTTACAGCGTTATTTTCTCCTTCTGTAGAGTTTAAAGTAACAATATTGAGAGGATCGCAACTAGTGCAATCACTCTCTTCTTCTGTATTGTCATATACTTTAATATTCTTAGCATACGCATCAGACGGAACAATAACGTAAGACAATTCTTTTGGCATTACTTTATAGAAATCCCAATAACATGTCTTACCATTATATTCCTCACCACGAATATGTTCGCACATTCCTTGGTTAAGTTCTTGTCCACAAATAGAACAACGAACATCATCACCACGAACGCCAATGCTTACAGTATCAAATAAACCATTTTTTACTTTTTCTTGAGCATCAGGATCAAGAATGTCACATGTTAAAATTAAAGCTTTCGTACCAGGAAGTCTTTGACTATCACCGACTCTAGCTTTTAAAACACGTCCGACAATTTCACCATCTTCATCATTATGATAAGTAATAACTGGAATATTATAAGGATAAGTCCACCCTGAAACAGATTGAGCCAATGCTTCTTCCATATAACGAGTATTGTTTCTCGTGGCATATGGAAAAGTATGAACAGCTTCGATATCGACCAAAATACCTTTGGGTTCAATTTCTGCCGGAGCTTCCGTCATAATGGATTCTTTAATATCCTCTGGAGAAAAACCTAAATATTCACGGAAATCCATTAAATATTTTTTATCCTTTCATAATAGGTTTTATACCGCATTTACAATACGGACTATAAGCTGGAATATCTTCGATAGTAATAGTATCTATATTAAAATGGGTCATGCGGCCATTTTGATGTTTACTGTTTTCAAATTGAATTTCGATTGTTTTAACTCCGTCAGCTTTACATTGCATAACATAATTAAACCAATATGTTTTACGAATTACGTAATCACATAAGAATCGAAGGCGATATTCATTTTTTGAAATTTGACTATCGATGTATATTTTATCTTTGTTATTTTTGACCGTCTCGACAATATCGGACATTATCTTATGAATTTTTTTTGAAGAATATTCTTCTATTGATTCAGTTACAGGATCAATCATCTTATTATTAGTTTTGTTGTTCGCTTGAGCAGCAATAATACCTTCTTTAGCAGCTTCGTTTATATGTTTCTTTAAGAAGTTCATAATCTCGGCTTCTTCAGCAGAAATATCATTACTGTTCGTGAGTATATTACTTAAGTTATTGTATATTGCGTCAATATCCTTAAATTTTTTCTTATACTCATCTATATTATCATCAGTATTTGCCTCAGTAAAATCTAATGATTCTTTAGTTTTTAAATCATCGGTATTCTGATTTTGAGGATTTGCAATATTACTGAAATAACCATTAGGTTTATTCGAAGCTTTTTTGCCGTTAAACTTTCTATCGTCTAAACCATCTTCAGATTTAGATGTAGTTTTAGCTTGAATCTTCTGTAATTTTTCTTGGTTTTTAGCAGCATTATTAGCGACTTCAATTGCTGATTTAGTTTGTGCATCGATAACTTCAAGTTCAGAAGCTTGAGTAACTTTGAATGCATACATTTCTTTTTCATCGATATCGTTATCAAATCCAAGATCTCGACGAGCTTCCGGTAAGCTAATAAGATTACCTTGATATTTTTGAATTGTATGAGCTTCAATTTTAATTTTAGTATCGATATTAACTTCATTAAATGCAAGATGCACACAGTCATCACGATTAGTTAATGGATTAAATCCACCTTCTAATAACATTTCAGTAAATAAATATTTTTCTAAAAAGGCGGAAATAACGTTTTGAAATGCTCGAACTTCATCATGCATTAATGCTTCAGTATTGTCGGCAGAATTTTGTCCACCGCCACGACCCATTGAAGATTTAGATGCATTAAGCCCAGTAAATACACGTTCTTCTAAATAAGTTAAAAAACTTAACAATTGATTAGCTTGCATATTCGGAGTAATTGCTTCAATTTGAGTTCTTTCGTTAGTAACTAAAAACCCGTCATTTGGTAAATCTTCCATTGCATCACGAGCATCGTCAATTTCTTTTTGTGTAGCATACTGACCTTCTGCAACATTACCTACTTTAACATGCAAAATAGGGATAGCGAAACGATATAAAATCGTCATTACTAACCCTTCAGCTTTTCTGAGCATAGTAACATCTTCGAGAGTAGAAAAAATTCGAGATGTACCATAATCAGCATTATTCATTTTATCAATATAAAGGTGAATAACATCGTCCGGTTTATATTCCTCATTATTAATTAAATAATGATCGATGCTTCCTTTATCGTCACGTTGAATAGATACCTGAGTAGGATCTGCTAAAAATAATCCAGAGATAGAACCGCCAGAATAAATTTTTTCGGCTTTAACGCCATATTTTTCTGTTTCGTTATCTCTAGTTTTAATTATATACGAATTTGAGTAAGTATACAAGTCCTTAGCGATAGAAGTTACTAAAATATAAAAAGGAATTTTTGAACGATATTCAATAATACGAATTCTATCTTCAATATACTTAGAAGCTTCTTCGTTTTTGGATTTAATTTGGTATCCAGCTTTAGTAATAAGCTGAGAGAACTTCCGAATAGCTACAGCTAAATAAGAGTCGGTAAGAATAGCTTTTTTAATCCGAGATAGATCATAACCGGTTGCACCCGGATTTGTTGCTTCTCTAGAAGAAAATTTACCAAGTACAACTGATTTGGCTCGGATCAAAGTATCACGAGCCTTACCAGCTAAGCTTTTATTCACTCTTTTAGTTTCGGCTTCAGTAACGGAAGTAAAAAAATTTTTTATTTCCATTTATTATTTCCCATTTAACGGAATAAAACCTGTATAAGATAAGCCACCCATTTGAGTATAATCACTTCCATGAATTGCTTGATTTTGAGATGAGGAATTGCCATAATAACCACCAGCACCATCGGCAATTACTACGTGAGAATCCCCATATATTATTATATCACCTTTTGACGGAGTTCCGCTAGTCACATTTAATCCGACTGCAGCAGCATCTGAAATTAATTTAGACACACCGACAACTCCGTTAGCTAATTCATTAGCTAAGAATTTAGAATAATAAGAACCAAATTTAGTTGCGAATTCAACACAACCATCTGTCCCATTATCCATTGTCTGACCAATTAAGCCAGAAGTAATTGCTTTAGTAAAATCTGTATCGATTTGTCCAGTACCTCCGCTACCATTAAGAACTCTATCAGTTAATGATCCTGGTTTTACATTTCCATAATTACCTGTAGAAGATAAACCATTAGCACCAACCTTACCAGGTTCAGGAGTTAAACTATTTAAATAGAATACAGGATCCGGAACTGGAGTTTGTTCAAATGGATTAATATTATTATTAATAAGAACGCCTTTAGCTAACGCGCTTTCTACCGTTAAATCAAAAACGTCTTTAGTTAATTCTGCAGATGATAATAATAATTTATTATACTGATAAATAGAATTAACATATTTTTGATCGTAAATATTTCGATAAGAACGCAAAAAATCATTCTCATATTGACTTAACATTGTCGGACAATATGATAAAAATTCATGATTATAATATTCTTGTCGAGTTTGCGCACATGCTTCTATACTTCTCATAAATCGAATAAGCTCATCGGCTCCATATAATTTAGCCATCATTTTAGCTTTTTCTCTCATAAGCAATTCATTTCTTACAATAGTATCATGTGCTACTTTACATTTTTTACCAGATGTCGTTTTAACAGCTAATCCATCAAATGCTAAAAGCAAAACAGTAATATCTTCTGCTCCAGCAAGTTGAACGGCATGAAACATTTTAGATAGATAGTCTTGAAGATAATCCTTAAGTCTTTCTATCCAATGTTTTTTAACTCTAACTAAATTTCCTTTTGTCCAACTATAAACTAATTTATCTAAGTTCTGAGATTTGCCTTGTTTGACATCGACAACCGGAACATCTGGAAAACCAAAAGGATCGTCGTCCTTTGGTTTAGGGGTATTACTTTTATTATTATCTTCTTTAGGAAAAACAGGAATGAATTTCCCCGGATCTTCTTTCTCTGGAGGTAATGGAGTAACAGGATCCGGAGGATCAATTCTAATAATCGTATCTGTCGTAATAGTTACGATCATTGTTTCTATGATAGGTCTTATTTGTATAGGAAAAAAAGGTAAAAGATTATATACAGTTTTTAAATCTTCTAATAAAGAATCTATATCAGATTTTTTATCTTCAGAAGGTGAATAGGGAATAGGATCTTCATATTCCCTAAGTTTAGGATGTTCAAATGAGCCGTCACTTTCATAATGTCGTTCAGGTTCAATTGACGGCCTATATAGAATCTTTTTTTCGTCCATTAAAATAATGTCCTTGTAAATTTATTCCGAGCATAACCTTGTTTTCTCGGAGTAGATCGACTTCCAAATGAATCATGTAAGGGGACTTGTTCCCATGCTTCATCGGAAGATTCGTATTTTTTCTTTTGTTCAGTCCAAGGATTTTCTAAATCACGTTTTTCAAAAGTAGGTAACATATTGCCCTTATGAACCCTGTAAACTGTTTCATAAGATTTCTTTTTAACTAATTTAGTTAATTCAGGAAAATGTTGAACAAAAGCTAAATAAGCAAGTCCTAATGCATCGACAAAATGTTCATTTTCACTGCAGTACTGAGGTACGCCAGCTGAAGTAATTTTTTCGACACGATAATCAATTAATTGCTTATATATATGATTATCCCAAGGACTTAATATTAAATTACCACGTTCAATAAGAATAGACAATTGATTAACCATGAAAGGTTTTAAATGTTTTTTCTCAAGAACACCGGTAATAGGATCTTGAACATCAATTTTTTCAGAAAACATAAAGCCAACGATTTTTTTGTCGAGCCCAGATTCTGGATGTTGTTGACCATAGATTTTTAATGTTTCTAGCTGATACTCCACATTGTTATCCTAAAAGTTTTTTATCTCTTAGTTCTTATAGTTTCCTATAAGGTCGGCATATTTTTTCATGTGAATAAATGGATACATGATGCGGCCTCTTGGCAAGATTATATCTTTTCACTTGCTATGCTCTGCCCCTGACTTAACTTAGTTAAGCCTTCGGTTCGAGTTACCATATTATATAACTTAGGCTTCTCGTTTAATTCCGCATTGAACATATATTGCGTAATCCATAAACAATATATGCGGCAAATAATTTACCGGCACCTCTATCTAAATAGATATAAGACGGATTATAAATAGCATTAATATCTATGATTTTTTTTACAGCTTTATCAAATGTAAATTCTGAAGATTCAATTTCTGTTCTATTAATAACTCTAAATTTATTAAATACATTATCATACTCTAATACAAGTATAGATGTTGGGGCTTGACTTTTCATTATGTTCTATAATGGGCGCTACACCACTATACGTTCTCTTATGAACTGCTATATATTTCTATATAGATCAGACTATATCTTTATCCTAATTATAGGATACCGGCTGCTTCCACTATCAATAGCTTATAGTGTACTCCCTTACGGGATAGTCGTTGAACGTCTCTTATAAAAAAAATAAGATTTCGCTGCTGATTAGCAGTTAAGCCTTCCAGCAATTCAACCAGTTTATTACTCATTAATTACTTAATGAGAGGACTCTTTTTATATTGGAGAAATTTGTTAAATAGCTTTCCAATCAGCTCCAATAGGTCTAGTTTGAATCCCAGTCTACGCCCACGCATCTAAATACATTAGGAGTATATATTTTCTTACCAGGAGGTAATTTATGTATTTCTTTTACATTTCTATCATCAAGACCTGTCGTTACAGGACGCCATTTATCTTGATCATAATACACATAATTATCAATTTTAGTAGCTTCTTCAAGTTTTATTTTATCGAATACGCCAGCTTCTTCAACACCAAACTCTGCTAATACTTCATGAGTATAAGCATTATTATCGTAAGTGTTTCGGAATTCTTCTTCCATAGCATCTGACCACATAGGATTATGTTGTGTCGGATGATAATGTTCTTTGAAGCCTAACTCTTTTTGGGTACAAACTTGGTAGAACTTAGATCGTCTACCGGTTGGAGTAGATGAACATGTCATTCCAATAGTATCACGTTCCATACAAAGAGCGTATACAGTATCGAAATCGCCTTCACCCATATAGTCCATTTCATCGAGTGATATCCAATCTGCACGCCATCCGCGGATTGAAGCAGCACTCATACCTGAACCGGCGCCGGTAGTAAAGCCTACTATCTTGGATCCATTAGAGAATTCTAATAAAAATGGATTAGTAGTAGATCTAGTTACTTCTCGTTTAATTAAGGCAGAGCTGTCAATCTTCTGACGGATATTATCGAATATCATTCGAACTTGTGATTGATAAGGCGTAACGAACATGTGGATAAAGTTGCGGCGAGTAAATACATTAAACAACGCCTCAACTACCATTGTTTCTGTTTTACCTGTATTATGTGAAATAATATCGTCCGATATAAAATTATGATATCCTGGTACATTAATATGATACGTAGGATATTCACCAAGATATTCTATTGAAACAATTCTGTCCCAATATATATCTCCATATAATATATCTTCGATACTTTCATATTTAAATAAATTAGCAAATTCTCTTGCTTCATTTTTATTTAATGGTCTCGATTTTAAAAATTCTTCGATCGATAATCTTCCGAATTCTACTTTTTTAAAATCTTTTTTGTCGAGAGGATTTAATTTCATCTCGCCTAAAAATAATTGATTTAAAGTTTCAGATACTTGCTGGTATTTATATGAATGATAAATACAATACATAGCTCTAGATCGAGACTTATTTCTAATTTTTCGATATAACTTATTCGAATTAAAACCTAAAGAATATTTATCATTTTCTTGTTCTATTTTAGTGATAATACCAAATCTTAATAAAAGATGTGATAATTGTTTTACTAATTTACGAGAACAAGAATGATATAACATCTCGACAGGTTTATTCTCTGTCGTATCGAAAGCATCGAGAATTAATTCTGAAACAAAGATAGACATTGCTTCTTTATTTAAAGTAAATATTTCTTTTGGTAACGTTTTTTCAGAAGATTTATCTTTATTAATCTTACGAGCTAATAATTTTAATTCAGTTTCTTCTATGCTATTATCACCAAAATAATTTAATTTCGTCGGAATACCAATGTATTCTCCGACAGTCAAATCTTTAATTTCTTGCCAACCTAATGCTGTTAATAATGGATGGTTATCTGTTGCGTCAATTTGACGACCAGTTTGTGTCGTTACACGATATAATGGTTTAATACCATTTTCCATTATTGAACAATTATCCACTACTTCGACTTGATAATTGTCATCGAGCGCTAATGTTGAGAAATTCTGATTTGTATTTAATAATTCTTTTACAGTTTTTATTTCGCCAGTATATGGATCTTGTAATTCAGACCAATCTGCAACACAACGACGACCACATCGGAATACTTTACGAAGTGATCGATCTCGAAGCATTTCAGCTTGATACCAACGAGGACACCATGGAGCATATTTATCTAAATCAATATTATAGATTTGGATAAAAGATTTAGCCCACATAACTGGGTCTCTTTTAATAACAACTAATTTGCCTTCTTTAGATAATTTAGTATAATCTAATTTAACTAATTCTTCTAAAGGCATTCTCATTAATTCCTGAATGGAATAATCTTTTTGTGCCATAAATTTTATTTATGGAATACCTTGCCTTCTTGCCCCATCATAGTCGTTTGTAAACTATATTGAGATTGTTGAGCAAGAGCCATTCCTGCTTGTCTCATCGTAGCATATTGTTGAGAATTAACTGGATTAGTCCATGAGAAGGGACGATATGATTGTTGGGCTTGCTGTCTTCCTTGTTGTGCTAAATCATTAGCAATACCAACCATAGTAGGACCAGCATGATATAATAAATCCATTCCGACTCCGGCCACAGGACCTAACAATGCTGTTGTGCCTAAAGTAAACGCGGCTTCACCTAAAGCTTCGCTTTTAGTTTTACCTTCATTTAATGCATCATCATATGTCATATAACTAAAACCAGAACTTAATGCTAAATTAGTTTTATTTTCCCATAGCATTTTACCAGCCGTTGTTTTGCCAGCTGCTCTTGCGCCTTCACCAGCTGCAGTTTTAAAACTGCCAACAACTTTGCTACCTAAATTTAATAAACCCATTATAATGTACCTGGTGCTTTAATATTATTTCGTCTTAATGCAAAATTAATATCTCCTGATGCGCCCATATTATCAAAAGCATTTGCCGGTGTTAAATTATTACTAGCAGATTGTATAGGATTAATTGGAGTAACAGTACCTATAGAACCAATATGATCTGTCGAATTTATATCGCCAATTGATTCGCTGGTATTATTTACTGCTCCTAATGTTAATAATCCACCAGTAACGCCCCAGCCATAATTAGTCAATCCATAATGTTTGTCTAATTGATAGCTATCTGGATCTTTTACTTTTATATAATCGTTGCCACCACTGAATATAGAATTCATAGTGTCGCGACCAGGCATATATTTAGTACCATATTGTTTTTCAGCTGCAGTAGCCGTATTAGATACAACTTGTTTTACTTGATTATCCACTGTATTAATAGCTTTAACTGCTGTATCTTTAATATCGTGAATAACATTACTATTTTTTATATAGCTAGGTGCATTAAGATGTGTACTAATTTTATTAACAAGCTTTTTGCCTGCATTAAACATAGCACCCATGATTAAATACCAGGAACGCCAATAATATTAAATTCACCGTTTTTATCACGGTATACACCGCCACCTGTAGCTACACGATATGCGGTAGAAACACCGGCTACACCTTGCCATAATGCACGAGCTTTATCATAATTCGTATCTTTTGCACTGAAGAAATCATCAAGTTCTTTACTTGCTTGCATTGCTTCTTCAGCATTATTAGAAGAAAAACGACTTCTAAAAGCGTCGTTAGCAAATTTTTCTTGATAGCGAGCAAAAGATGCATCATCTAGATATGCTGCTCTTGCAGAATTGCCAAGACCGAAATTATTTTCGGCAGCTTTTATACCACGACTAACAGTAAAAGATGGATCGATTGTTCTCATAAAAGAACTTTGATTCATACTTCTAGCATTGGCAAAATCAAACAATGCTTTTGTTGTCGAGGTATGATCGATAGCACCATTTAATTTTGTAGCTACTGCTTTAGAGCCTTTTAACCCAGCTCCTTTAGCGCCCCTAATAATAGCGCTAGCAGGAAAACCCATACTATTTTAACCTCGAATCTCTTTCTGCCTCGATTTCTTGTTGTGAGATAAAGAAACTATCGTCGGCCAAACTATTAATAAGAGCCGTATCATGATCAAGAGAGTCAACGTTATTTCTAATTTTATCTTTACGTGTAGCAGACAATAATTCAAAAACTTTATCTCGTTTTTGAACTAAATTAGTATATAATTCAATACCTTTAGAAACCATAGGTTGAGTAATTTCTTGACCTGTTTCAGTAATATTAGTAACGACATCGACTACAGGTTCATAATCTTTGTTATTAATATACTGCATAGCTCTAGAAATAAGAAGGTCTAATGTAATTAGTTCATGAACTAATACTTTGTCTGTATAGGAAGATTCATCTAATTTAAATTCTTCTTGGTATTGTGCAAATTTAGATGCAATTAAAGTCGTTTCACAGATGCATGGTTCTCCGACTTTAACGATGCCAGCTTTATGTAAGGGATCGTTTTTATAAATACAATTTTCACCTTTACAAATAATAGGCATACGTGCATAAATAGCATGATCTGTTGCTAACATATGCATTGCTTTATCATATAATAATTGTCCGTCTTCAGTATAACCCCAAGAGTTATATTGTTGAACAAACTTATCGAGCAATTCTACCAATTCAGATTCTCGTTTAGATAAATCTGTTTCTTTTTTATTAGCCATTTCGAGCCTCCTTCAACCTTATATATTACAAAGGTTTTTTAGCTCGATTTAATCTAGCCATTACCTCTTCAACTGTAATCTCATTTTTAATATCTTCTCGGTCGAGAGTTTCGATTTGTTTTGACTTATCTGGTTCTGGAAATCCAGCTTGTTTAACTTTTAAATATTCAGCTAATTTATCGGATAAAAATAATTCGACTTTTTGTTCCGGATCTTTAGAATTCTCATAGAAATATAAAAGACCAGTAGTTTCTAATGGTTCCATAGAAGCTTTAATAAATTCGAAAATATCTTCTTGCACCTGTTTATCGAAAGACATATCCATTTCTGTATATGTACCATCTTGATTCCAATCGACAACAATTTCATGTGTCTTCTTGTCATCTTCAGTAGCAATTTCATTTTTTTCATTTAATGTAACGATATATTCTTCGTCAAAAATATTATTAGCTCCGAATTCCGGAATATTATATAAATTATATTGACCGTAAGCCTCTTTTACTTTATCCAAAAAAGGACCCATTTCGTCATCGAATTTAAATTCTTCGACAAAAAATGGTTCGTTTAATTTAAATTCGTGTAATTTGTTCATAAAGTAAAGCACGATATTTAATTTATACATATTGAGATCTTGATAAGATTCAATAGCGCGCTTACATGCTTTTTGTAAATTAGTTGCTGGCATATTTACCTCGTAACATAAAAATAAGCAGTATAAATAGTATTATACTGCTTTTAAATACTATTTATTTGTCGGTGCTTCCAATACCGCCGATACGTTGACCTTTTGCATCGTCATCGTCAGTAATTAAAAACTTATGAAAAACGCCTTGTGCGATACGTTCACCTTTTTGGATATGAACGATATCGTCATTATGGGATAGTAAGCCCAAAGAAATTTCGCCTTCGTTATCAGGATTATCAACAAAATCTGCATCGATTACACCGATAGAATTTAACATTCTAACGCCACGTTTAAATGCTACGGAAGATCGGATATGTAAATATAATACTTCGTTATCTTCCATATATGCTTTAACGCCTGTCGGAACAATGCATAATTTATTTGGATATAATGTAAAATCTTCAACAGCAAAAAAGTCGTAACCAGCCGATTTTTTTGTTTTTCTTTTCGGAAGCTTTACATTCATATCTTTACAGCGCGAAACAACTTCAAATCTTCTCATCTAGTCCTCCAGTAATTTATCTAATTCTTTTTGAAGATCTTGAATTAGTACAGCTAATTTTAAACTTGCAAATTCTTTAGAAATAATTCCATTTTTTGCAAGAATTGTATATGCTTTATTATGATCATAAGATAAATCAGAGCAGAACTGTTCAACAAGTTCCATTTCTGTTTTATCCAAATCTAAAATAGAATATACAATTTTATCTTTAGGATCTTCACAAAAAAATAAGATTTCGTTAGGAGAATACGTTACGTATTTCTTCATTTATGAAACCTCGTTAAAATAAATAGTAAAAATATTACTTCACATGAATATTGTAACATTAAATAAAAAAAAAGAAAAGAGGTGAATGGTCCCAGGATGGGGACAGTTCACCTCGATAAAAACGGACGCCAAAAGGCTTAGTCTGTTTCGTCACCTAGATCCGACAAAGGAACACAATCGCTAGATTCTACAATATATTCTTTTAATGAATTAACATCTTGAATTTTAATCATATTAGAATCTTCGATACAAATAAAAACATACTTTTTATTATTATATTTAATAATTTGACCAGGAAAAGTTTTTTCCCAATTAGTTAGCATTTCTTTACCTTATATATCTATTATATATATACACTAATATATAAATTATCGTAGTAATTATAAAAGAATAAAATACGGAATCAAGCATTCCTAATACATTATATTTCCATTCTATTAATTGCGATAAAGAAATTACTAACGACAATATAAATAGATAATCTTTCATGATTTATACAGAAGCTAGATAATTATCTAATTCTTCCTCCGTTTTTAATTCAATCTGTTCGTTAATGCCATCAAAGGCAAGAACAACATCTTGATAAATATCGATGTATAATTGGCGATTATTTTCAGTTACAATAACACGAGTACAGTGATCTTTTTCGCTAATAATTACATCTTTAAATCTTTTAGTAACTTTTTCTAATGCGTTATTCATAATAATCCTTTTGTTCATAAATAAACAAGTGCGCAGTCGGCCCACCACTTGTCTTATTGGCACGACTCACTTTCACCTGCGCACTATATTAAATATTACCATCATTATGGCTGTGTGCGATTAATATGTGGAAATTTATTTTTAGCTCGTTCGGCTTCAAGTTCTCGTTTGAGTCTTGCAATTTCCCATTCTTTTTTAGGAGTTAGCGTAATATCGTGATACATATCATCAATACGCCAAATCACTTTTTTAACTACTGATTTTAAACCCACAATAAATCACCTTCTTATTTTAAAGCAATTCTAAATATTCGTCAACCTTAATTGTTTTACCATCATATTTAATTTTATAAATATTTTGATTAGACGATCCTCTAAACTTTAAAGACGGATCTTTTAGCTCTTCGACAAATTTACCGTCGACTAATACATCGATACGTTTTAATAGCTGAGTTTTTAATTCATCATTAATGATCTGATCAAGAGTATAACCAGAATAACACCAAATATCTTTATTCTTGAACCAGTTTTCATTTTTGAAAGAATCAATAAAATCGCAAAGACCTTCAACATTTTCAAATGGTTCTCCGCCAAGAATAGTTAATCCAGCTACTTGAGGATGTTTAAGATAATCTTTTAATTGAGTTGCCACATCTTTTGTGAACTTTTCACCGGCTGCATGCGACCAATATTCTTGATTAAAGCATCCTTTACAATGATGACTACATCCTGTAACAAATAAAGTAGCACGGATTCCTAATCCATTAGCAATATCATATTCTCTAATTTGACCGTAATTCATATTATTTCCTATTCATTAAAGTCATTAATATAACATGTTTTATAATATACTTCTTCTTCGGTATATCCATTGTCTAAAAGATCTTGATATTCCGATAACATATTTTCTTCGTTATACCAAGCTGACTCTAATTTTTCTTCTATATATAATAGATATACTTTATTAGGATTATCCATTTAATATACCACTTTCTTTTAATTGTTCATAAATAAGAGAATGAATTTGATCGGGCGCCAAAATATCATTACCTTTATTACATTTAATCTTAATACAATTATAATATTTACTTAAAGAATTATATGCTTTATCTACTTTATTAAGATAATTAATATCTGATTCGTGGATATCGGTATCCTTACCACCAGTTTTACCAGTGCGTTCATTTAATAATTTAGCACGTATTTTAATAGGTAAACTTAATAATACGACCAAGTCAGGCTTTGGAATTTCTAATAAATCATATTCCATCTGGTGAAGCCATTTAACAAATTGACCTTGTTGTCTACCTTCAAAACGAATCATTTGATATAAAGCATTAGAAGTAGTATATCGATCACAAATAATAATGGCATCATCTTGATTTAAGATATGTTGCCATTGTTTCATTAATGTTGCATAACGATCGAGTGCAAAAAATAAACTAGCTACTTCTGGTTTAATATCTGAATGATTACCAAAATCGCCATTTAAATACATCTTAACTAAAGAAGAAGATTCACATTGATAGTTAGGGAAACTTAATAAATGAGCATTATAACCATCATGATTGAGCTTATTCACCAATAAATTAGCTTGAGTTGCTTTACCACAACCATCGCCACCATCTAATACAATTATTTTAGCCATTAATTATTTCCTTTACTATACAACTGAATTTTAAGATCATCAATTACAAACTTTAAATGATTAATTTCAGCTTGTTGATATCTAATTTCAGTTCTTAATTTTCTTTCTAAATCAATTATTTGTTGAGCCATAAGAGTATAATCTTCTTTTAATTGTTTTTTGGTTTCTTCAAGAGTCTTATAATCTTTAAGAAGTAATTCTATAAAATTTTTGCCCAACATAATCACCTTAAATAAAAAATAAGAGCTACGAAATTAATCGTAACTCTTATAATAAAATTTTTAAATATGAAGGACTCTGGATTGAATTTCTTTAGTACGACCTTTATTCCAGAAGTTATCTCCAAGATAACCACATGTCCTTCTAATAACTTTTAATGTATTATGATCTTGATTTCCGCATTTAGGGCAGATCCAATCACCCTTTCCATCTGGTAAAATTTCGCCATCGAAACCACATTTCATGCAATGATCAAGTTTAGTATTGAATTCCCAATACATAGCATGATCATAAATATATTGAATAATAGTTTCTAATGCTTCAATATTATTTACCATATTAGGAATTTCACCATAACCAATAAAGCCACCAGTGGCATTTTCTTGGAATGGAGCTTCAAAATCTATTTTATCAAAAATATTTATATTTTCTCTTACATCAACATGATGAGAATTAGTATAATAACCTTTATCGGTCACATCTTTAATTTCGCCAAATTGTTTTTTATCTAATTTGGCAAATCGATAACATAAACTTTCTGCAGGAGTACTATACAAAGAATAGCCATAATTTTCTTGGGTATTCCATTCTTCACATTTATCTGCCATATATTTAGTAATTTTTAATGCTAAATCTTGATGTTTAGTATTAGATTCACCTATTAATAATTTAATAGTTTCATATAATCCAATATATCCTAAACTTAACGTAGAATAACCACCGACCATTAAATCATCTAATATATCATCTGCATTTTTTCTAGCATAGGCACCATACATCCATAATGTTGGAGCAACAGAAGCTTTTATGCCTAACAATCGCTCTGTTTTAAATTTAAGAGCTTTATGACATAATTCTAAACGCTCATCTAATAATTTCCAAAATTTATTAATATCTCCATCTGCAATAATAGCACATTGAGGAAGATTTAAAGTAACAACGCCTTTGTTAAAGCGTCCATCTATAATAGGATTATTTTCTTTGTCATACCAAACTGATAGAAAACTTCTACACTGCCAAATATTTTTATATTTGGCTGGACTATCTCTTCATTTATTTAAAATAAATGCGATGCGCTTGGAGTAGCACGTCTCTACTCTACCTGGCTACACTCATCACCAGTAGTCTCTACACTTTCTAGTACATATTCTATAATATTAAAATTAGTATGATTAGGAATTCTTTTTTGTAAGATTCCTGTTAATCTTTTTCTATTTATATTTAAAGTATTAGATGCATCTCTAATACTTTTATATTCGATACCATCTATATTTACTTTATGTGATCTTTTTTTATTTTTATATAAACCATTATCATATGCATGTTTAACATTTTGTTGATTTGTGCACAATTCTAAATTTGATAATTTATTATTTAATTTATTCCCATCAATATGATTTACAAATAAATCTAAATTATCATCATTATATAAAAATGCTTCAGCCATTAATCTATGTACTCTAAAATGTTTAGACTTTTTATTCACTTTTAATGTTATTTGATAATAACCTAACTGATCTACATAAGGTTTAACAATTTTATTTCTTTTAATATTAAATATTTCTCCATTTTTATTTATTTTATAGTTTGGAGCTGATTTTATTATTTTCATTATATATCCTTTATAAAGAATATATACTAGCTTAGCACGGTATTGTTCATAAGAATATTCACCGTTAGCCCTTAATATTTAAGGACACCTGTTTTGTGATACAGTTCACATCGTTTTACATGAGCCGATATACGTTAACCCATGGGGCCAAATACTTGTCCATCTTTTACTTGTCGCATAATTTTAGCTGAAACATAATCAGGCATCATTCTTTTTGCTGTACATTCAGCCGCAAGTTTAGTTAAATAATAATATTTACTTCCCGGTTTGGCATTATGTTTATCTAAAGCATATACAAGCTTAGGAAATGTTGGACTAATTGTAACTCCGTCTGGACCTTTCATACCTTCGATTCTTTGTCGAAGAATTTCTTCTGTAATCATAGCGCATTCTTCTTCATATTCGGAACCTGGTATAAAATGCATGAATAAAGTTAAAAAAGGGCTCTGGCCATTGCAAGTCATCAATGTGTTTATCTGATATTGCAATGTTTGAATTCCATCTTTTAATTCTTTTTTAACCATTAAATCAACTAATGTTTTTTTATTATTTTCATTTTGAAACATTTTCTCATATTTTTGTTTAGATTTTCTTAAATATGGAGCTAATATTTCTTCTATATGATTTGCTGTTTGGCCGCCATATTGTGAGCTTGCTACAACAGCGAATAGCTGGCTAAGAACTGTACAAGCTACTTGAAAAGATTTTGGAGATTCAATTTTTTTCTTATTAATAACAGTACCATTAGCAAGCATATCTTTAAAATTTGGAAGGCCACAATTATTCATTGGTTGTAATTGATAATCGATATCATGTAGATGCAGAATTCCTTTATCATGCGCTTCCATAATATCAATCGGAATTAATTTTCTTCTAGCAATATCTTTAGAAATTTCACCAGCCATTAAATCCCGTTGAGTTGGGATAATATAAGCATCTTTATTTGAATTTTCATTAATAGTTTCTTTATTGGAGCCTTCAATTAATTCTAAGATATCTTTATCAGAAGTATTGGTGATTCTTCTATATTCTCGTACTGCTCGATAGCCTTCATAAGCTCGAGCTACATCTTTTTGTTTATGTTTAACTAATAAATCGAATACCATTTTTTCGATTCGTTTAATATCGAGTTCTTGCATCATAATTGCTTCATTAGCAATTTCATTAGCAATAGATTCTGCAATTTTTTTATTATCTTTTAATAATGAATGTTGTGCTTTTTCTATAGCTACAATAATTTTATTTTTATCGAAATTTACTTTACGACCATCACGTTTAATAACTAACATTATTAATCCTTTTTAATTACTAATTCAGTTCCTTCTATAATAAGAGATAATTCATTAGCATTAAAAGAGAGTGAATAAGAGTCCTCATTGGGCGCGTCCTCAATTTTAGTAACAATCCATCCCTTATCAGAAGGAGAAAATCTAACTACATCTTTAACTTTAATATCTTGCTTGAGACGTCCTAGATCAGCATACCAATATACGTTAGGAGAAACAGTAATTACTTTTTCATTATCAGCATATTGATGCTTTAATATATATCTTTTTAAAGTCTGTTTTCCTTCATAATGAAATTGTACGTAGTGTGAATTACCTTCAGAATCAAGAATAATTTCATCACAATCACAAGGTAATGTACCTAGTAATCTTTTAGCTTGTGGCATAATAATATAATTATTACCGCCAAATAAAACTTTTTCCATTTATTTAACCTCTTATCTAGAATTAGGGATTAAAAAAAGCAGCATTGGTGATCATTCAATGTCTGCGTATTCAAGTTCTTGTAGAACTAAGAATATATTACACAAAGAATATACAATATATAGTATTTGATCATTGAAATTCTTTAATTCCATTATACCAAATTTATATGATGCAGACAAATATTTTTTAGGTATATATATACTCTTGACATTTTCTTAACAAACCATAAAGCTAGTTGCTATATGCCTTAATATAGTATATAATAAAATCAATGAGAATTCTTAATATATTTATTATTAAAGAGGTATACAATGAAAAAGGTTAAGAGTCCTACTTTACAATCAAAGTACAGACCAGAAGAAGAACAAGATTTTGTTTCTTGGCTGTATAAAATGTTTTTAGCAAAAAAAGATAATAAACGTATTACATATAATCGAATCATTGATTTAGCTAAAGAATTTTATGATATTGAAATAGATCAATCAACTGTCAGCAGCTACTTTAATGACTTTAGAAAGTCATTAGCTCCTGTAATGACAGAACAAAGTTTAAACGATACGACAGTTAATTTATTATTAAATGCGCACACTAAAAATGTAAATAGCAAAAATAGATCGGCTATTAATAGAAAATTAAAAGATATTAGCGAGCAATTTCTTCTAAAAGAATTAATCACTAATTCTATTAAAGAACTTGAACCTTTGCAGTATGAAATAAAAGATTTACAAAATGGTGAATCTGAAGCTGTACTACTTTTAAGTGATTGGCATAAAGGTCAAGTAAGCGATAATTTCTTCAATAAGTTTAACGATGAAATTTTTCACCAACGTGTCGAAAAATTATTAAATAAAACTCGAGAATATTGCCTATTAAATAAAATTAAAACTATTCATATTTTAACTTTAGGTGATATGATCAATGGTTGGATTCATGTACAAACACGAATCGAGTCTCAAGAAAACATTATTCAACAAACTATTGGAGTAAGTGAATCACTCGGGAATTTATTCACTAAACTTAGTGAAGAATTTAATATTGAACTTTATTTTTGTCGTGGTAATCATGATCGAGTAACTCCTTCTAAAGAAGAAGCTATGAACGCCGAGTCTTTTAACGATATTATCCCATGGTTTTTACAAGAACGATTAAAAGGAAATAACCGTATTCATTTTAATGAAAATACGTTAAACGATGAAATTATTTTTACTGAAGTATGTGGACAAAAAATAATTGGTGTACATGGTCATCGTGATAGCTTTAATAAGGCAATCGATAATCTTGCATTGTTTTTAAAACAAATTCCGGATTATATTTGTATGGGTCATTTTCATCATTCTCGTGAACTCGATGAAAAAGGTGTCGAAATGATTATTAATCCTTCTTTATGCGGTACAGATAGCTTTGCTACGAATACTCGCAAATTTTCTAAAGCCGGACAAAAACTTCTTATGATGAACAAAGATGAAGGACGTTACGCTACATATTTAATTAGTTTTTAAATTAAGATAGCCCCCTTAAAGGGGGCTTATTTTTTTACTTATTATAATTGAATACGTAATAAAGTATCCAAATAATTACGATTAATTTTATAATATCGTCCATAATTATTTTTCTTTATGTTCTTCTAAGAACATTTCTTTTTCACTTTTAAAAATACCATATACTGATAAAATAAATAATGTAAAAAATAATACACCTAAAATAATTATAATCATTCTTTACTCTTCCTTTGTTTTATTATTTTTTCAGCATATTCTTTTAATTCTTCGTTAGCAGATTTTTTCGACTTTTCTTCTTTTTGTTCACTATTAAAATTTATTTTTAAAACATCTTGAAAGATATATGAATAAGCATTAACTGATATCCATATCATTAATATAATAATAGCAATAGCAAAAATTACAATAAGAGGAAGTATTAAAAATGCGAAAACAGTGTACATAAAATCAGAAAGTTGACCAATAACACCAGTTGCTAATAATAATATTAAATAAATATAGAAACACAATTTTCTATTATTTTTATCTATTAATTTATTAATCATCGTTTATATTTAGCAACGAAAATAATAAAGAATACTGTAACAGCAAAAACAGTTAAACTGTATAATAATTGATTTTCCATTGCTATTCTCCTCTCTCATAAAATCTAATTAATTCAAGAGCTTTTTTAATATTAACATGTCTAAATTTAATAAGTTCTTTTTTACTACCTACAATATGATTAACTCTCCATTTATAATGTAAAGTTTTTCCTTTAATAATACAAGAACCAATTGTAGCATATTTCGTTATTTGATCAATATAAAAATCAGTACAATCTTTATATCGTTTTTCATAATTTAGTTTATTATATTTAATCATAATCTCGGGCCATAAATATAAAATATAATATGTTGAATCGGACCTAAATATTTGCGAATCAAATTAAGAACTTTTTCCCATTCAAGACCACCAAGTCCACAACCTAATTGAGGGGCAGCTATAATAGTATTATCATTTTTAATAATATTACAAAAACTAACTAATGCTATTAATCCTTTTTCAATATATTCATATTTAGATGGATCACGCCAATTTTTTTTCGTTGGAAAGTGAATAATTTGACGATTAAATCGCGTATTAGATATAAGTATTTTACCAACATCTAATTCTTTATTTTTACATGCTTGTTCATAAGGAATAACTGCTTCTGGATATTGTTTCTTTATCTGAAGCGCCAATCCTTTGCCACTTGTTCCTAAAATATTAACTGTATTAATAATATAATTGGCATCAGAATCAAGCATATCTCCAGTTTTATATAATAACATATTTACCTCTTAACATAATTTGTTAAAAAATAATCTTTAATATCATCAACTAATATTACATCATCAATATCGGTATAAGACCAAGGAGATCCAGGCTTAATAGTTTCTTCAATTAAATCAGTTTGATTAACATCTAAAAAACTTTCTAATACAATATCAATTGCATTAGTTAACATTAAAGAAATTTTTGAATCATATTTTTTGACAGTAATAATTGGCTCTGCTCCATATAAAGAATATTTATAATAAATATCTTTTACAACTGGACCATATTTCCATGCAATAATATTATCTTCAAAAGCTAATTTATTATATTTTGCTAAGTATACACCTTGTGTAAAATATAATAATTTTTGTAACTTAATATTCGTTACCGGCTTTTCTCTTTTTTGAGCTTTATGAATAATATATTCAGCAACTCTTAAAGCAGTTGACATTTATTTACCTATTTAGTTTTATTAATACTGTCAACAATAATATTAACATAATCTTGAACATTGTGTTTAATAAGTTCGTTTGACATATTAATATTATCTGGAGTAATAACATTAGCTATTAACATAGTAATTAATGTTTCTTTAGACGGAATCAAAAGCCCTACAAGAATAAATGTAAGACAAAGAATAAAATATTTCTTTATTTGTTTTGCATTTTTTTCTTTAATTTCTGCATATTGATCTAATTGATATGGAAAAAGAATATCTTCATTAATACTATTAAAATAATCAAATACAAAACAAATTAATAAAGGCAATCCAAATATTAAACCAAGTAAAAAAGCAAATATACGAATACTATTAATAACACTAATTAAATAAATTAACCAAGGACTGATAATAGGATCCATTATTTTTCCTCATCTAACTTTAAATATTTTCTAACTAATTTTTGTAACTTTTTATATTTTTCTTCGTAATTAATAGAACATATAGTTCTACCACTTTCACTTTTATATATAAATGGTTTTTTTGTATGTTTTTCAATAAATTTTTGTTTAAATTTTTCTTTTTTCATATTTACACCTCTTTATATAAAACAGCATATAAATAATCATTATTATGATAATCTAAATTATTAAATACAGAATGAAATTTCCATCCGTCTTTAAAATACTCATTAAGAATATCGTTAGAACTTTTAAATTCTTTTTCTTTAATTAATACACAACGATATTCAATTTTAAGAATAGGTTTATTTTCTTCTGATGAACCAAGAACGGATTTAAAAACTTCTTTAAGCTTTTCAGCTGTCATATTTTCTAGCCGATTTAAGAATCTTTCTTTGTAAGAATCTATATTCATAATTAATTCTCCGTATAAAAAAGCCCCATGAAGGGGCGAATATTTATGGTTGCGGAGGTAGGACTTGAACCTACGACATTTGGGTTATGGGCCCAACGAGCTACCAACTGCTCTACTCCGCTATATTAAATGGTAATCCATACAGAAGCCCGTAAGCCTCTGTAGGATCGAGCGCAACCCGTAAGTAAAACGCTCTATAGCCTCTGGTGGTGAGAGTAGGATTCGAACCTACGTAGACAATGCCGGCAGATTTACAGTCTGCTGCCTT